GCCATAATTGGAACATTCAATACACCAGCTTTAACTGTCACTGTACGAAATAAAGCTTTCAACTTCTGAGCACGTGTCATATCTCTTGTGCCTTTACCTTCAGTCGAATCTTCTAATTCTTTTGTTGATGAAAGATTACCTAATGAGTCAACAACAATCATAACTCTATCATCTTTAGTCAAATCTTCTAAGATATTAAGGATAGAAGTAGTTAACTCTTCAACAGTAGCAACAGGAACATACATAAGTTGAGATAAATCTAAACCACGATCACCCATAGATTGAGCATCATTAGCCGCTTCAGAATCATAATAGATAATGAAATATCCATCTTTCTGGGCATTTTTGATAGTTTCTAAACAGATGAAAGTTTTTCCAGAGGATTCTGGACCAGCCATTTGAATTACACGACCCGAAGGAACACCTTTTCTTGGGTCACTTGATACTTGAGCATTAAGGATGATAGCTCCCATATCAATATAATCACGGATTTTACCATAATTATCGTCATCAAAGAAACCAGCATTGGGATTTTTGGAAGCAGATAGCATTCTATCTCTCATTGATTTAGCCATTTATTCTCCTATTAACCTAATTCCCCTGTGCTTAATTGCGTTGGGTACTTGTGGTTATTTTAATTAATACCTTGATAGCTTTACAAGAAAGGATTTTATCTTATTTGCTAAGGTGCGCCCTCGACACCCCGATCTGAGTTTTAATTCAGATTAAATTTTATACGTGTTCACCAACAGATTGGATTCTACTTTGGATAACTTTAATCTGTATAGCTTCTGCGATAGGTGGAAAATCCACAGCTACATCATTTGAATAAGCGGCCGCTGTATTAGCATGTTCTAAGTTTGGATTAACTTTATAAATGTTACCATCAATAGTAACAATTCCGTTAGTATCTGGTGTTGAGATAGTTGCGTCATAAATTGCTTCAAATCCCATTACTTTTACTACTGTTGCCATAATATTATCCTTATAAGAATTTCTTGAATTTTTCTAAGCTAGAGTCATCAGATTCTATTTTCAATTCTGAACGAACTTTTTCATTGAGCATTTGAAGAAATTCTGGATTGGATTTATCGAATCCTTCTTGTATCAAATCTTCGATAAATCCCTCCCATACTTTAGCAACCAATTTAGCTGGTACTTTAGCTTTCCGAGATAGTCTTTTGAAATAGCGTTCTTGTGATTGAAACATAATTTAGTATCCTTTTACTTTATTTATATTTTATGATTCAATCAATTCTAAAGCGGAAAATCCATTAATTGTTTGTACTTCAAATAATCGGTCAATTTTTTCTGGATCGATATTTCCTGAATGTGAAACAGTGATTACTTCTTTATTCTCTTTAGTACAAATTTCTTTTAGAATATCGAATAATATATTTTCACCTTGAGGGTCTACACCTGTTGTTATTTCATCTAACACTAAGACATTACAATTGGATTGTCTATTTTTAATTTGTGAGAAATCAATAAATGTGAATAGTACTGACAAATCAATTCTTCGTTTTTGTCCTTCTGAGAAACAATTATAATTTGAGGACTCTTTATATCTGGAGCCGATTACGTCATTAAATTCTGTATCAAAATAGAACAGGATATCGGTATTGAATTTTTGTAAATATGTATTCAATATTTTGTTAATATGTGGTAGATATCGTTTAATAATAAATGACTTAATGCCATCATCTGATAATAGTGTTTTCATTATTTTCAGGTGTTTTTGTTTCTTTGTTAATTTATTATAGTTAGATTCTAATATATCTTTATTTTTGAAGAGTTTATTGAGGTTTGATTTATCAATTACGATAACTTCATTCTCTTCACTCGAACGCTGTAATTCGCTTTTAATGCGTTTAATATCTTTTTTGATGCTATGAACGCTATTATTGACGAACGTGGAGTTAACCAATAGTTTTGACACTTTGGTTACGTTATTATTCAATACATCTAATGAATCTTGTTTAAGTTTTAATCTATTATTGATATTATCCAATTGAAGCTTGACATCAATAAAGGAATCATCAGATTTCATTTGCTTAATCTTAGGACACTCAGGACAAGTAGACTCAAATAATTCGATTTTATTTTCAAGTAGAATAACCTTAGCTTCATCTTTCTTCCGAATCTTCTTCAACTTCTTTATAACAACATTGATATCCTGTATCTCGTTCTTTAATTTCAAATCCTTTTGCTCATAAGACTTGAGTTTAGTCTGAGCTAATTGATATTCAAGTAATGAAACTTCGGAATCCTTTAATTGATTATTCAAATCTAAAATTTTAATCTGAGAATCCTTTGACATCTTAGATTTGATTTCCTCTAATGATTTCAAATTAGACTCTTCAGCATAAATTAATGAATTGTTAGATGAAATTTTCTCCATCGTCAAATCAATATCATGTTTAACCTCATATATCTTATCACGAGATAATAAATTCATATGTGAAAATACTTCAATACCTAAAATAGATTCAACAACCTGACGTTTCTCAAGTTTAGGTAAATTCATGAAAGATAAATTCTTAGTCATAGACTTAATGACAGTTTGATTGAATACACTTTCATTCATTTGTAGAATATCTTCTTCAATGATTTTCTGATAAGTTCTGCTTGAAGACGATACTGGAATTAATTCATATTTGTCAGTTTCTGAGTCTTTCAATTCCCATACATACAAAACTGCTGGCGATACACCCCGTTCAATCATATAAGATTTATTGTTAACATCAAACCAGATTTTGACAAGTAAATTCTTTTTGTTAATCCAGTTGACTAAATTGACAATTTTTTGTTTTCTGTATGTTTTACCGAATAGACCAAAATATAACACATCCACTATACATGTAGATTTACCAGCACCATTTTCACCAGCAATTCTAGTTATCGAACCAGGCTCAAATGTCCATGTTGTTGGTGTATTACCATATGATATGAAATTTTTGAATTCGGTTTTTTTGAATGTTATCATTCTTCGACTACCTTATCGGAAGATTCTTTATATAGTTCTTGGAACATATCTATCAAATATTTTTTATCAATATCAGCTTCGAAGGTCATTCCACTTAAATATGAGGAAACAGTTGTTTCGATATCTGTTTCTTCTTGGATTTGTTCTTCGATTTCTGATACATCGAATGATTCTATAATTTCATTAGAATCCACTGTTTCGATTTTATAAGCATCTCTCGATACTGTTACTAAGGATTGATAAAATGTATCTAATAATCCTTGATGTTCGACTGATTTGGTTATCAATTTACAATAATTATTTTTAGCTATATCAATTGCTTCTTGAGGTGATATTTTAACTGAAGATTTTTTCAATCCAGAAGCTGATATTTCTTGTTGACCATCTAACTCAGAATAATATAATTTGACAAATTTAGCATTGACTTTGTTTTCAATATATTTGAGTTTGAACTCTTTACCTAGAACATAGAAACCTTTTGTCTCATTATAATCATTCCATGTTATAGGATACTGTGTACCAATATAATGAATATTTTTCTTAGATGATTTGATGTGGAAATGACCAGACATAGTGATTTTGAATTTATCATTAAATCGTTGAGCATTGAATCCATCATCAGCATACATTTGGGAGGTCATCTTAAATCCAATAGTTTCAAAATGTCCACAACAGATATCGGCAGACTCTTTAAATTCAAAATTTGAATCATTGATAACCCAAGGAACCATTAAGAATGAATATTTCCCGATTTGGATTTTCTCTTGTTCGGAATAAATCTTAATATTACTAAATTCTCTGGTGTTCTCGATTAGATAATTGACTTCCATTGATGATTTATAATACAAGTCATGATTACCAACTAAGATATGGAGATTGATATCATTATCTTGGAAGAATTTGAAGAATCTAGATTTAATTTGTTGGTTAATCCAGATATCAATCATATTTCTATTATGGACTAAATCACCGCAATGAATAACATTTTTGATATTATTTTTAAGACACCAAGGGAAGAATTGGTCTTCGAAAAATAACATCATAGATTCAAATACGGATTTATTGAATGATTTAGAGCCAAAATGAGTATCTGTTATAAATGGTATTAACGAATCTTCATATATTTTCATAGTTTATCTTTGGATTTCATCAATTCGGAAGTGTATTCATCTTTTAACAATTCCTCGATAGGAGTTAATTGTCTTGATAATATTTTACGTTCAGTTTTTTCAATTTCAGCTATACCAGTATTATCTTCATCTTCGTAGAATAAAGTAATATCATTGAAATCGTTTTTACCCATTTTAACATTAGCTTCTTTTAATACGTCAAATTTTAATCTGGAATATTTATTTTCCTTTTTGATTAAATTGATAAAGGCATTGTGTGTGTATTGTGTGAAATAAGCAAACGCATTGTTAGATATCTCTTCTTTGAAATTGTGAGCATACCTTGTACATGTATATAACGCCTCAGCTATCATATCATCTTTATAGGTATATCCAGAAAAATTCGGTCGGGTAGAATATCGTTTCGCTATCTTCAAGAAACAAGCAGATACATATTCAGGAATTTGTGGTGTGTCTTCCCCTTTTGCTTTTGCTTCTTTATACAATCTCACCCATTTGATTACTGCCGCTGTGAACTCTTTATTATTAACATAATGTTCATGTTTCGCTTTCGCCATGAATTATTCCTTTCTTTAATTATACACAATTATAACACACTTTTCTATTTTGTCAATTTTATTTGAATTTGTAGATTATAGATTTATAATTTAAACCCTTCTCTGTATATATCTTCTCTCGTTCCTTAAATTGCTTCAAGGTCGTGTTCGAATATATTGGATAATTCTTCATCCGTAATGAACAGTCATCCACTAAATCATATATGTTAACTTCTTTTTTGCCTTCCATTTTCCGTAAACCACGACCAATGGACTGTAGTACTTTAACTTTGGACTTATAACTTGACGCAAATATGATATTGTGTATATTCTTTATCGAAATTCCTGTCGAGAATGTACCGTACTCAATAGGATGCGATTAAAATCGCACCCTGAGCCTCCTTAATTCTTGTTGGTTTCATAATACGTCCTTTATTTTAGGTTTATTTTTAGCTTTTGTTTTTCTGAGTTTCATGCGTTCTCTATATTCTGGATCAGTCCATCGTTTCTTCATTCCCTCACTTTTTTTCTTAGAATCACCAATCTTTCTATTTTTCATTTTAGCTTTAAAATCTGAGTCTTGCCATTTTTCTTTTATTTTAATTGAAGCATCTTTTCTTTTATCTTCATCTTGGTTTATTGATTTCATTTTTTCTTTGAATAAATCTCTTTCTATATCGGATTTATTATCCCAAACCTTTTGTGTCGCCTTAGATATACGTTCTTTTGCTTCGGGAGTGTTCCGCTCAATAATCATACTTTTAATTGTTCTATTCCTGTATTCTTCATCTTTCCATAAATCTTTAAATTGTTTTCCTACTTTATTTCTTTCGTTTATATCTTTAAAACGTTCTTTATTTCTTTTAATTGATAAATCAGAAAAACCAACTTCCAAACACCATTTTTTCATGAATAATGATCTTTTTTCTTGCCAGTGTTTATAATTTGGGGATAATTTAAAATTTACCCAAGATTTTTTTGTTGCTATTGATAATTTTTGTCTAAATTCTTTTTGATCTTGTTCTGATTTATGTAACATAAAATTCAAAGGTCTTAGGAATTGTTTTATTGGATATGCGTCACTCAATAAAATATGTGCCTTAACGTGATCCTCATATAACAAATTATAAATGTTTTCAGAATCCTTTATATATTCGTTAAATAAGCTTGAAGGTAACAAATGGTGTTTTTCATAAATACACCCTTCCTCATTTATATGCTTCACGTTCATCAAAACAAAGTTTATATATTCGTTTAATTTTAATTCATTAAACGGTATACCCAATTTATCAATCATTATACTCTCAAAATCCATTTTATAAATACCTTTCTCTACTGGTGTTTATATTATTTATAAAATGTTTTTGTTTTTTAGATATTCATCATCAACATCATCATCTAATGTAATACAATCGGCTCGTTTTTCTTTTGAATTAGACAATTTAACCATTTCGTGAGGTTCCAAAATTAATGATTTATCTCCAAACTCTATTGTTATTCTGTTATCGGTTTCATCAACCTTTTTTCTCATTAAATTTCGTTCTGCCGTCTTAACAGAACCATCAATATACACAACATTCTTTAATCCCATAAATTCATTCTCTAATCTTTCCTTTAATGGAATACCATGTTTTGTGTTTTTGGTAAACAATATCATTGTGTTACCCTTACATGACTTAACAAGATTACATATGAAATCATTTCGCTCTTCAAGATTGTGAATATAATCAATTTCTTCATTATATGCTGATGGAGCTTTTAATCCCTGTGCTTTTAATTGTGTTTCCTCTTCCCTTAATTGGGTCATCAATAAAGCAATTTCTTTTCGTCTTTGTTGGTTATACTTTAATATGATTGCTTGAATTTTGATTTTAGGAATCCATCCCTTATCTTCCATCTCTTTATATGATGTATAAGTCTTAATCGGACCCAAGGAACCTACAATATTGAAATAATTAGATTTATCTTCGTCATTTTTATATTCTGGATATGTACCTGACATTCCTATACGCCATTCAGCATTACAACACCATGCCGCAATATTCTTTAAGGATTTAGCTTTAGCTCCATGACCTTCATCAATAATCAAAGCATCGAATTGTTCAAATATAGATTTATCTTTATATAAAGATTGCCAAGTTGATATAGTTACTGGAGCACCAAACCATTTTTCTTGACCTGAATAGATTTTATGAACATTATCTCGAACGGAATCCCAACCAAAATCATACCAATCCCCATAAGATTGTTCTACTAATGTTGTAGTTGGTACTACCATTAACAATTTCAATCCACGAGCTATTAGATATCGGGCTATCATATATGAAATGAGTGTTTTACCACCAGAGGTTGGAACTTCTATATTGATATGTTGTTTTGTCAAAGCATCATATACAGATTGATATTGATATCCTCTAGGTTTAGAATCAATCAATTTTCCATGTCTATCTCTAAATTCAATTTTTAAAGTATCGACATATTTTTTATATAAATCGGTCGTTAAAGTATGCCCTTGTTCAAAGTCAGTTTTGATTTCATAACGACCTTTAGCAAATTTACAAACTTCACCAACTAATCCAATATCTAAATGTTGAGTATATAATGGGAAATGATTTATATATCCATCCCAAAAACCTTCTTTATATTTAGGAGAGAATCTATAGTTTTCGGCACGAGCTTTGAAATATGATTCTAGCTCACCTAAAATGATAGGATTAGCATCCACAAATAGAAGAGAGGAATTCAGTTTATTCAATTTGATGATATTGTTTTCCATTTATTTTATCTTTCGTTAGTTTATTACCTTTCTAGTATTTATATGTTTAAGATCAGGAGAATTTAGAGACCAGCTTGGAACCGAGACCATTCAATATAATTTTTAATTTCAAACCCTCTTGATTTTATAGCATCTAATGTCTTATCAATATAATCAATAATATCAGATGTTATAGAAGCTAAATCAGCAACCTCAGCATAAGAAGGGTCAGTTTTAATCATATTATTATATTCTTCTTTGGTGGACAAAGTGAAAGGATAATCTGTTTTATAATATTCGAAGGCTTTTTTCCAAGCTGTTAATCTTTGATATTCGAATGAATGGTGGAGTTGGAGCCAATTCGCACGAATATTCAGCCATTTCATAGTTTTTTCTGTATTATTAAATGAGTGTTTCATATCTGCTTTAGAGAATTGACCTTCTTTCATTCCATCTTCTCTTAATTTTTTGTATCGTTCGATTAGTTCTACTCTTTGTTCTTTATATTCCATAATTTCTCCTATTTTGGATTTTATATATTACCCTCTGCGCAACTTGTGGTTTCATTATAACACACTTTTAGGATTTGTCAAGTTTTCGGGAAATGATATAAAATGTTCAGGAATGCATATTACCCTCTGCGCAACGTATGGTTTCAGTATAACACAACTTGTTTGATTTGTCAAGTTTTCGTATTATAGTGGTTTAACGCATGTTTGGGAATTAGTCTAGTGTTAGTATCTTTTTTTCGTAATTGTCAATTTTTGAACTGGTTCTATTGTATTTATACGTGTATAATTGGTATAGAATGGGATAATGATGAAATAAAAAAAGGGTTCTTGAAATTAATCAAGAACCCTTAGAAATTAGCAGTTACTAAAGATTAGTAAAGGCTTGAACCAGCAATACTTGAACCAGTAAAGTCAGCCATGAAACGACGGTAATAATGTTTCGCACCGAACAAGTTCTCAATCATAGCATAACGAGTCATGAAACCAATTTTAGGTTGGAAAGAGTTAGGATCAACAACTTTCTGAACCATCAATGGAACATAAGGACAATAAACAAGACCAGTATCAAAAGCGCCTGGACCTTTGTAACCAACAGTGATATAATCAATCATTGCGAATGTATCAACATAAACAGTGAAACGACCATCAAGAACACCAACTTTAGAAACACCAGTTCCAGCGGTAACAGTACCAGGAACAGCAGAATACATAAAGCTTGAAAGTGTTTCAAGAGCAGTAGCAACGTTAGTAGAACAAACGATGAAGTTACCAGCACCACGACGAGTAGTCAATGCGATAGTGTTAGCTTCTTTAACGATACGAGTATAAAGGGTACGGAATTTTTCTTGTTCCCAACGACCATCAGAAACGTTAGAACCACCAGCTACTGGAGTACCAGCAGTAAGACCATAAACCCAAGGATTTAGTCCGGAAGTAGCAATAAAGTTCATCTTGTCGATCAACTCACGGTCAATTTCGGCACCAACTTCATATTCAATGATGTTGATAAGTTCTTGTTCAGCATTAAGGCCATGAACAGCTTTAAGGTCTTGAGCAAGTTCCATAGAATATTCTGCTTTTAGTTTACGAGTTTGTGCTTCGGCTGCCACACGCTCAAGACTCATTTTCATAGTCTTCATAGCATTAGCACGTTGATCGTAAGTACCAGCGCCAGCTAGTGCTTCACCATCTTGAGTGGTATACTTAGTAGCGTACTCTTTGAAGATAACGTTAAATCCAGCTTCGTTACCGAGAGCTAAAGAAACTTTTTCAGAAGCGGCACCAGCAATAATAACAGTTCCACCAGAAGTAGGAACAACAGCACCAGCAAGGTTAACTAGAATACGGCCAGGCTCACTATAAACAACTTCAGCATCGTCATTACCAGAACCGTCAAATTGAACCATATCACCAACAGCGGCTAGAGTTGGAGCAACACCATAAACTTCTTGAAGCACGATAGCCCAAGATTTGAATCCAGCAGGGTTAGCAGATTCGCCACGGTTTAGACCAGCTTGTTCAAAAGGAGCGGTATAAGGGCGAGCTTCATTTTCAGCACCAGCACCATAACGGAAACGGATAGCATAAGCATAACCAGTAGGACCGTTAAGAGGTTGAACACCGACAAGATCGTTAGCTAATAGGCCAGGAAATACACGGCGAACAGCAGGAACTAAGATTGGGAAGAATGGAGCCATATCTCCGGTATTATTTTGTTCTTCTTGAAGAACATATTCTTCCTGATTTTCAAGAACTTGTGCCATTGCTTCGGCTTCTTGAACAGGCTTTAGTTTACTACCAGTAGCGGCAATAACATCATCCCATTTTTCGAGTAAGATTTTAGACATTTTTGTTTCTCCTATTAAATTAGACTAATTGAGTAATGTAATTAGACATTCTGGTTGGTGTTTTGTTATCTTCTTCTTCGATGATAACTTCTTCTTCTTCATCAAGACGGTCAGTGTCGATATCTTTATTGTCAACAACAGCAATCGACTCACCTAAAACAGTAAGTTTAGCTTTGAAGTCTTCTGCGTCACCATTAAAGGTAATTGTTTTAGCAACTTCACGGAATTTTTCTTGATCGGATTCAATTTCGAATCCTTGAACGATTGATTCAACAATTTTCTCAGATTGAAGAGCAACAATATCTTTACGAGCTTGTATTAGTTCTTCTGTTTGGGAATTAAGAGTTGATTTAGCTTCATCAAGTTCATCTTCGTTAGAGATTGAATCATCGGACAATTTCATATTGAAATCATTAACGATACCTTCAAAAACTCCAAGAACTTTTTCGGCTGTTTGAACTTTAACTACATTTTCGATCTGTTGCTCATTTTCTTGAGTAAACTCTTCAACGAAGTATGTTAGATATTCGTCTAATTTGGTTGTTAGTGTATCTTTGAATTCACTAATTTCCACTCTATTAGATTCATCAAGTTCTGCTTCTTTTGCTTCGATAGCAACGTTAACAGCACTTTCGAACATAGCAGACATTTCGAGTTTGACCTCATCATTGAGCAGATCTGAATTGATCTTTTCAAAAAGCTGGTCTAGCATGATGTGTTCTCCTTAGCTTGTGTTAAATTGGATTAAATAACCCATAATTACTTATAACTAAAATTATTTATAACTTTAGTCAAAATATGCGATTTTATGTTAATCTTCTTTTTTCTCGAACGGATTTTTCTTCTTCTTTTTCTTGTCTTTACCTTCGTCATCAGCATCATCAGCATCTTCAGAGTCAGTTTTTTCTTCCGAATCAGCATCATCGTCTTTATCGAATGGATTTTTCTTCTTCTTTTTCTTGTCTTTACCTTCATCAGAATCAGAATCTTTTTTCTTCTTGAATTGCTCAGGAACTTCACCCTCAAGAATATCCTTGAGTTCAACAGTACCTTCTAACAAACCTACATACATTTGTGATTTATCCATAATAATCTCCTATTGATTATATTTGTGTTTTGTTAATGTATTTTATACTACATCATTATCCATAAAATAGTCTAAGTTCTTATCTTTACCTTTTAACTTAGCATATAACTCGCTTTTCTTGAAAAGCTTCGGATATGATTTTTGATTAGCTATTGCTTCTTTTTCCCACGGTAAGTTTTTATAAATATTCCAATCATCAGATGTGAATTTAGAATATTCATCTACACTAATAAAATTTTTGTTCTTCCAAGTAACATACTTTATCTTGTCTTTATCAAAACCATAATTTAACCGCTTATCCATCACCTGAACAATATGTGTAAACTCATGTGCTAATGAATTCAAAACACGAAAAATATTGTTTTCTACTACAATCTTATATTTCTTGTTAGCGATACCCACTATATCAATATAACCAAATTTGGTATTCTTCACATTCATTTTTCTAAATGATACAGATATATCAATATTTGTATTGAATTCCTTTTGGAGAAATTCCATATATGTCTTGTATAAAAGTCGCTCGTAGGGTTTTAATTTAGTACTAGACTTAAATTTGCCCTCATATAGGAATTCTCCAAAAGATTTCATTATATTACAGTAAGTATAGCGTCTAGTTCATGTTTAGATAGACCATTTTTAACGATTTCGTCAATCATTAAAGTGATAGAATAAGGAACTTGAACAGATTTCTTTTTACCAGATCTAAATTCAATACGCATTAAAGGATTACCATTAGTGTCTTTACCGAAAGCTAAAATCAAAAAAGACTTATTTCCAGCTTCAATATGTTTTGGTTCTTTCAATACATACATTTTACCTTTTTTGTTATATGCTTTTGCTTCTGTTATGATTTCAAGAAATGATTTCATGATTTAACCCTTGCTTGCTAATATGTTCAAGAAATCTTCAAAGACTTTCTTGGTAGCATTCAAAATATCTTCCTTAGCATATTCGTCAAGCTTCTCTTTTAGTTGTTCAATTTCTTTTTCAACTAAAATGCCATTCTCCATAACCCACTCTGTTTGTGATTCAAGAATGCCATTAACAAACGCATCTTTAGCAGAAGGATCAGCAACAATATCTACAGTCAACAAACGGAAGTCATTTTGAACGATTGAATCTTTCAAAGTTCCAACACCTCTAGTAGAAACACCAAGTTTAACACCAGCCTCGATTAACGACTTAGCAATTTTACCCATTGGTGTATCCATAACTAAAGATTTACCAATACCGTGTTTACCGTCCATTTTCAATTCTTTAATCAAATGCGATACACGGTCTAAGTTAATTTCTGTAGTGGAAGGATGGCCAAGTTCGCCCATAGCTCTATTGGTAGCGATATGAGATTTGGTATATTTTTGAACTTGTGATTCCAAAACGGCATGAGGATAAATTCGTCCATTACCATTTTTAGTATCTGCTGAGAGGTAAGGTCCAGAGATATAATAATTCTTTTGTGATTTACCTTCTTCTAATGTTTCTTCTTCGATGATTTGGTTATCAATAGATTCCAGATCACAATCTTCTGTTATAATAATTTGTGACATAATGTTATCCTTTATTGTCAATTTTGTTGATTTTCAATTTATTGTTAATAACACAATAAAAGCCTGATATTTTTTCGTATGTTCCATGAATATTTGGTAGAGTTTTATTCCATATATCTACAAAATTAACTACACCAAATGTTTCTGCCATAGTGATTTGAAAATTTCTAACTTCTTCATTCATCATAAAACCAGTAAACTCTTTTAAATTAGAACTATTAATTTCGCTCATATCAGTAATATAAACATAATCCGACATTAGAAAGAACATTGCTTCTTTATCTTTTTTGTGTAGATGTGTTATTATCTTTAGTATCTTCGGTAATGATATTTCTTGATCAATTGTATTTCTAGAATTAATAAATTTGGATTTATCTAATTCAACGCTTACTATATCTTTGCCGTATGTTTTGGCTGTTTTCAAATCCCCAAAATAAATACCAATACCTTCTTGATTGTTTCCGTTATTCATCAATTTAGGATCTAACTTAGTACTTTTAAAATTATCGCCATGATATAATAAAATATTTTTAGCTTCATTTAGATATTCTGAGAATGATTTCATACGTTTCCTTCATACCATTTAGGTGTTTTTTTATCTAATGGAGACAGACGAAACATAGAATTCTTTTTAACTGAAAATTTAACGTTCCATTTTGAAATATCTTTATTAAAATCTGAGTTAGAAAACATACCTGACATATTATCTACATGTTTAGGATTCCATTTAGATATATCTGAATTAAAAACTGAGTCTACAAACATATCTTCCATAGTTTCAACATTAGAGACATTCCATTTGGAAATATTCCCTTTGAATGCTGAGTTAGAAAACATACCTTCCATATTAGTGACTTTTGATACATTCCATTTAGATATATCTTTATTAAAGTCTGAGTCTTTAAATAAATAACTCATATCTTTAACATTAGAAACATCTAATTTTGATAAATCGGCATTAGAGGCAATTAAGTCATCAAGTTCTTCCCTATCGACTTTTTTCGCTTCGAACATAAATTCTTGGAATGATTTCAACATTATTAGTCCTTAATCTTCAGGTTGTTCTTCGTCTTCGATTTCTTCAGGTGTAGATTCATCATCGGAGTCAATTGGTTCATCTTCAATGTCATCTTCAATGTCGTCTTCAATGTCGTCTTCAATGTCGTCATCGAATTGCTCTTCTTCTGGGTCTTGATGATCTTGTTCTTTCGGTTCGACATATTCTGGATTAAAAATTTTATTTGCTTTAATAGCTGAAAGTGAAACAATTTTATCTCTAAATCTATCTTCCAAGGCTGTTCCTATAACGTCTTGGAAAGATGAAAAATCTTTATCTGCGGCGGCAATAATTGCTTTTGATAGTTCTGTTTGGTCTGGCATTTGGTACTCCTTTTAGTTGTTTAGTTAGTTATGTATTATTATTTATAATTTTAAAAATCTAATATTCTTTTACAGTTAAATATAGCATAACATGGGTCAACTGAAGCTGTCCCATCCAATTTCAATAACGGAGTATCATTAACCAATGATACTGTTATCTTCTCACCTAATTGTGACGATAACTGAAGTTTAGAGAAATTGTTAGTATCTGAATCAGCATATCTAAATCGTACTTCAATCATCTTACCGTTAAATAAATTGTCTTGTGAAAATTCAACTGTAAACCATGGAGAGTTAGATTGTAGTAATAATTGTTGAATAGAATAATAGGATTGGGAAATCGCAGGAACAAGACCACCATAAGCAGGTATATTCTTCCATACAGTAAATGTTAATGGATTATTAAATAAATCAACATCGCTTGAAAATCTAGTGACGATTGACGTAACTATCAATTTATATCCATCATAAGGTTTACAAGTAAAGATAGATGAAGATTCTTCTCCAGCGGCAGGCCAATCTGCTGTAGCCGCAAAATCATGAGAAGCAATCATTAGAGACTCAGGAATAATAGGTTCATTCATTTTGGTAAATAAATGTTTATATTCAGATGGATCAGGAACGAATGATTTTAATATAAACCCTTCACCAGTATTACAATAGAAGTATAATTTATTGTGCTCATATCCCATGAAGATTTCTAAATTTTTAGTTGAACGATATTTCAACAGTTTTGATGTTGTTGTTTCAACTGTAGTAAAATTACTCATTATTTAATCTCCAATTTTTTCATAATGGAATCTCGGATTAACATATAATATCGAAGCTTCTGATGTTTGTGAATCTTGATAATATACATACAAATGCGAATCTTTATCCACTATAATATTCTCAGGCTTTGAATAATCATATTCAATTTCGATTTTATTTGAAGCGTCAAATGTATAAATACCTAAGAATTTCTCCACCTCAAATGTGTCCGAATTAATCAACAATAAATTGATATTAGATTTAGGAGAATGAACGTCCTGTCTAATAGTTAATTTCTTCAACTTAGAATCACTAAATGTACTTACCATAAACGCTAATGACTTGTTCAATGCTTCTATAGAATTCCCATTAACATTATATAAATCTCCAGAAGCAAACTTCTTTGTTGATGAACCATAAAATGTTATCGAACCTTTATCAGGCTTCTTAATGTATAATCCATAATAATCCCCTTGTATTAACTTCCAATCGTTACGTTTAGCACCATATTGTAGTTTACAAGGAGTTATGCGTTTATTGTCATTTTGGATAACAAATTTTTGAAAATCTTTGTTATTGTCAAGTGTTACTTTAGAATTTGGTGAAAAGTTAATACTTGAACCTAAATGTATCAATTCAACATTAGATGAGATATGTGTGTTATCTACATTTTTGATGATATGTAGGTTGTCCAAATAACACCAATGCGACCATCCAGATTTTAGATTTTTGAAACAAATTGAATCAATTTTAGACCAGTCAACAACACTCTCATTATAGAATATAGATTTATTGAAATGTTTATTTTCCCATTCCTCATCATCATCAACAGAAAAATCTACTGTAGCAATTTGTCCAATATTGTCATGAACTATTAATTGCCATCTGGAATTTGATCCTTCGGCTTCTGATTGCCACATGAAATCTATAGCTGATAATGTTGACCAATCTTGTGTTGTGGTAAAGGTATGTTTCATATAATAACCTTCAGCTCTTGAATGGGTAAACATACCTAAACAATAAGAACCACCATATTCTTCCCAATCAACACTCTGTACCCAAATCTTATCAGTACAATTAGCCACCCAAGCATCTCTAGCAGAATCATCATTATCTGGATATTCGCAATTATCAATAACAATTCTTTCTTCAGAATCTGGGAAAGAACCTTTAGTTAAAAATTTGAGATTGTTAATATTATCGAAATTCGCTTTGAAAACTTGTAAAATACCGTCATCAGTATCATCATGCGATAAAGTGTGAACAACAGAATCTTCAACTAATTGAGATATAGCGTAATTTTTTGGTAAGATTTGAAAATACGAATTAGCACCCCGTTCAGGGATAACAAATTCATAATGTTGATCAGTTAAATATGAATTTGAATTTGCTTCTTCAACAAACGTATCTTCATTGGTTCTTAAAACACCCATTATATAATCCTTAAATAGTTGTAAATTCAACACCAGAAATGTAAATTGATAAATCTGCACGAGATCCTGAAGCGTAAATTCTATCGCCTGTGTTTAATACAATAGACAATCCAGTAAACAATTTTGCTTCTTTATCGTTCACTCTAGCGTTCAAAAATACATAATGAGATGAACCTAATGTTTCGCCTTGAGGAACAATAGCAACACTTATATTTCTGTTCGATGTTGTGTGGTTAGTTAACATCATCTCTTTAATAACAACTTTAGGTTGAGTTACCGTATATAGTAAATCATCATTATTCGCAGTTGTTATGTGAAATTGAGCTATTTTAATTGGAGTCGCTGTTAAAGCCATTAGTCAGATCCCATCCATTGTAAAACTTCTAGTTTTTGTAACGTTAATTCTAAATTCGCCAACGATGTGTGAGTATGACCTAATGGAGAATATCTAGCGTCACCCCTAGCATTATTATGATAGTGTGTATGATCGTCATCTAACAATCCAGCTAAATTTCCATGATCAGAAACTCCACCACCACCACCAAATGTACCAACAGGTGAACCCCATGTGCTGGTATTCTTTTGATAATACTCATTAGTACTTGTATTTATATAGATGTCAGTGTCAACACCTAATGAATTATTCGGTACTGTTGTTCCATTAAATATTTGTGAACCAGCGACACCATCATTTCCATCGTCACCATCTCCACCATCAACACCATCTTGACCTTGTACACCTTGTTCGCCGCGGGTACCAGCTAAACTAACAACAATCAGGTTTGACCCATCGTCTTCAGTTTTAATTGTACTTGTCCCGCCTGTTCTTTCTAAGCGAATTCTAATTTTGTCACCAACAACAGCATTAAAAGTTATTAATGAAGTCGCAGTTCCTTTACCTCGATTGATTATTCTATGATAAATAAATGCTTCAGAACCCCAAATAATTTCCCAACCAGCACCAACATCCTTCTCCAAAAACATATGAGTCTCAGAGCGGTTTGTTCCAGATGTAATAGAAGCAGTCGCTCTCGATAATACTAAAAATGATCCTGCTGATAAGAATTCTAATTCTCCACCAACATTAGCATAGTTTGCGTTAGGATATCTAGGTCCATCAAAATCTAATGTGATTGGAGTAGCAGTAATTTGTTGACCACCATACCAATCAGCTAATTCATATACATCTAAAGGGATAGCAGTAGAAGAGCCACCAACAAATGAAACAGTAACATCACCAGTGCCAGGATCAGCACCAGTCCATGTTAATGAAACATCAGAGCCAGCGACAACTTTAGTGATAAGGGATTCACCCGAAGTGGATATATCAACATCACTTCGGGCTACTGACCCATCTCTAACTTCTCTTGTACCTATAGAAGTTCTTGACATCTAATTACGCCTTAAAGTAAGTAACAGCAACTTTATCACGCTTATTGGTATTTGTAGCATGATATCTTAAACCAAATGTGAATGTAATAGTCGAACCACTGATCGAATAATCAGAACCAGCTCCCTCTTCCATCAATACACCATTAACAAAAACCATTTCGGTTCCAGTGGCAGGAGTGAATCCTAATGAAACTGAAGTTTGACCATCAGTTGTAGCATTATGTGGCTCTCTAACAACATAATTGGATGCTGATAAGAAAACAGAATCATCAACAGAGATAACTGTTCCAGAACCACCTAGTAAACCAGTACCTAAAGCAGATGAAGCAATCTCATCTTCAGTGATACCAGCCGCTTTAACTCTAACAATATCAGAATCAATCTCGATAGTTGAACCATCAACATTAACATCTAATTCACCACCAGCGGCTTGAACTAAACCAATACCAGCGATATCAGCATTAATTTTCTCTCTAGTAACTGAATCATCAGCTAAGTGAGATGTGCCAATTCCACCAGCAACAACTCTTAAAGTGTCACCAGTAATTTCAATAGTAGTTCCATCAACATTAACATCTAATTCACCAGAACCAGCATTACGAATAAGACCATCACCAGCAATAGCGGCAGTTAACGCAGTAGCATTAGCTTGTAATTGATTTCCAACAATCGAAATTGTAGTTCCATCAACATTAACATCTAAAGCATTTGAAGTACTGTTTTTGGTTAAAGCGGAACCAGCGATATCAGCATTAATTTTGATAGCTGTGACATTTCCGTCCATGATTTTAGAAGTAATAACAGAATCACTTGCTAACAATCCAGCAACAACACCTAATGCTTTAATTCCAATTTGTGAACCAGAACCAGCAGTATTGATGATTGAAGAACCATCGGTATCAGCAACAATTTCTGTACCATTAACATTGATACCCAATCCACCAGTTAAAGCACCGCCACCAGCGAACTGAGTGAAAGTAATTGGGTCAGTGTCAGGATCTAAAGTACCATCAGCAACAACTACCCAACCTGAACCAGCATTACCAGTTCCAGCTTCGATGAATGTAAACATACCACCAGAAACTTCACCAACAATATCTCCATCAGCATCAGATGATCTTGACCATCCAGTAACAGAAGCATCATAGATACCATTTTGTTTTGGGTCAGTTTGGTCTTTAACTAATACACGATCGCCAACTTGTAGTGATACGCCATCAATTGTTTGTAATCCAGATAATGTGATATTACCTGTAGTAGCGGCACGACAAGATTCTTTTGGATCTAAACCAGCGGCTATCGAATCTAATTGAGATTTGATAACTACATCAGAAGGGTCAGTTCCTGGCGCAACGTTAGTGATTTTATGTCCACCCATATCAATATTACCATTAACAGGTGTTCCATCTGCTAATACAATATTTTCTGAGTTTTCGATTTTAATTAACTCAATACCAGTATAACCTGCTCCGGCATCTTTATAAGCAACCTGATCGTTAAATACAGATTCCTCCATAATTTGAGTTGAGCCACGTAATAATGTTCTAGCCATAATTTACTCCTATGTTATTTTTTTATTATATAAGATATTTATAATATCTTGATTAAAAAGCTCCCAACCATTTAGGAATCTTATATTTGTGTCATCAATAGAGTAATCTCTATTAGCCCCAAGAGATAATCTCATACCATTTAGATAAATTTCTTGTGAACCAAGTTTCAAATCTTGCGGTGTATCAATAACAGTTGTGCCATTTTGAATAACTTCTTGTTCTTCTTCAACAATTAAACTAGGACCGCCATTGCCGGGTTCGTATCCTTCAAGTGCTTCATCAATTAATGTTTGTGCGATACCAGAAGCTTCCGCTTGTCCGATACCACCTCCACCATAATTCATTCCACCTGATTGGCCTTTAACGTAAAGCCATTCACCCCATTCATCATCAGCATTTTTCCAACGAATACCATTAGTTTGAACTTGATGTTCAGGAACCGAACCCATAAGTCCTTGTGGACCTTGTTCGCCCTGTTTTCCAGTTTTACCTGTTTTTCCTATTTTACCAGTATCGCCTTGTAAACCTTGTAAACCTTGTGGACCTTCTAAACCGATTTTACCAATTTTACCAGCACGACCTTGTTTTCCGTCTATACCATCGACACCAGCTTTACCAGCTTTACCAGTTTTGCCTACTTTACCATTTTTGCCAGCTTCACCAGTCGCCCCAGTCGCACCAATTTCCCCTTGAATTCCTTGTGCGCCTTTGGTTCCTGTTTTACCAGTTTTTCCAATTTCCCCTTGTGATCCAGTGTCGCCAGTTAAACCGATTTCCCCTTGAATCCCTTGTTCACCAGTGTCACCTTTAACACCACGTTCACCTAAAGGTCCTTGTTCGCCAGTTAAACCAATTTCCCCTTGAATCCCTTGTTCGCCAGTTTTTCCAATTTCCCCTTGAATCCCTTGTTCACCAGTGTCACCTTTAACACCACGTTCACCTAGAGGACCTTGAATACCTTTAGGACCTTGTTTTCCTCTTTTGCCTATTAATCCTTCTAGACCTTGAATTCCTTGAATTCCTTGTTCACCACTCGGACCAATTTCCCCTTGAATCCCTTGTGAGCCTTCGACAATAGAGATTTGTTCGATTTGTTCTTCTTTACGAATAATTAAATTAAAGTCATTCAAATCCTTAACATCATTCAAGATATCAGGAGAATCTTTTTTAATTATATTATATTCGAGAAGATCCTCCGTATTCAAGTCTCTCTCTATTGATAATTCTTTGAATGATTTAGCCATAGTTAATCTTCTTTATATGGAATAAGTTTACCGTTTTTCAAAATCAATTCTTCAGTGCCGTTAGAGATAATATCACCTTCTTTTAGTGTATTAATGATATCGGCTTTCTTCTTATTATTTTCGAGTACTTTTATTTCCCTAAATGCTTTCTGGACTTCTTGTTGAATTAATGTAGCTAATTCATTTTTGAGTGATGAATTTAACATTTCCTCTTTAGGTTCCTTAGGTTCTTCGCCTTCAGGTTCTTCACCAGAATTAGGTTGAGCGAATGTAGGTTGTTCACCATCAACACCATCTTGCGGCACTACATCATCACCCTCTTTTTTCTCTTCTTCACGGGATTTCTTGATTTCGGCAATTTCTTCTTCAGTTTGGGAAAGAATTTCTCTCCGAACCCAATCTTTAGATAGGAAATCATTTTCAATCATATCTAAAGCTCCCGCCGCAATACCCATTCTCATTTCTAATAATTGCAATTTCTTAATATCAGAATATGGATTATTATTAGCATATTTGAAATTGATTTTCTCTTGTATAATATCCCAATCTTGAAGTTTGATAACTTTTTTAGCTAACAAATCTTTCTTGATTAGGTCAACAAACATATTATTGAAACGTCTTCGTAACCTAAGCACGAATTTGAAAAACTTTAATTCATCCTTCTCAACATCAATAGAGTTGTTAATTTGAATTGTATTTTCTTGGTCACGTCTTGAACGAGGGATATTCATTCCCTTATAGATTTTATTAACGAAATAATCTAAATGTTCCATTGATTCCATGCCACCAGATTGTGCGGCTAAAGTATCAATTTGTGTTCCTCTACCTTGAGCATTTCTAGGCAACCAGAAATCTTCTAATATAGATATTGATTTAGATCTATTTTCTAATGAACCATCATCCGCATTATAAACTTTCTTCTGTCTATACTTCGAAATCAAACGCTTGATATATTCTTCAGCTTTAGATTTTGGTAAGTTACCAGTGTCAATATAGAATACACGTTTTTCGGTTGAACGAGTGATATGCCAAATAACAACCGCATCTTCCAAAAGATTCAATTGATTGATTGGTTTAACGACTTTCTGGAGATATGACATTGGAGTTTTACCGTCATTAGTCCACATACCAGAAACGATTTGTGTTAACTGTTCTAGTTCAAAGACTCTCTCAGATTTTTTAATATCAGCGGCAAAATTTGAAGTTGGTTTATCAGATTTGATAATATATTTAACTTCATTAGTCGCTTTATTTTTAATCTTCCAAATATTAAAGGGAGTTAATACAATTAATTTTTGGATACCTTCTTTGATTTTATTATTGTCATAAACAGCTTCAATATTCAACTGTCCATCGACATACCATTTCTTAAATAAATCTTCGCCTTTTAGGTTAAACTCTAGCATGAATAAGATATGCTGGAAAGACTCGATAATTTTCTCTTTAATTTTCTTAGAGATTTCTAAGTCATCTAAGTTGATTTCGATAACTTGTTCTTGTTCATCAAAAACAATAGCTTCACCCACGATTTCATTAACCGCTTCATCAACTTCAGGATTCCAAACAGCTTTACGCCATTTACCAATCATTTCTCTTCGGTTAGCGAAAGCTGTATGGTCTTCTAAAGATGAATTAGTATAAGCACCGAACGGGTCATAGCTTATATAATTGGATTCTAGATCTTTTTCTTCAGAAGAAGTGGATAATTTCTTTTTAGATTCTAAATCCGCTTGAGCTTTAGCGTATATCGGTTTTGCTAATTCTTCAGTTAAAGTACTAATAATTCCCATTTTATTTCCTTATTTTTTCTTGGTAGGATTGCGGAAACCTCTAGTAAGGTTTTTAATCCACGAATCATATTTAAATCTAGCTTTATATTTCCGTACACCCAGAACTTTATCCCATTTTTCTCTAGGAACTTCTTGAAGATTAGTAATCCTAGATAAATGGTAACGTCTAATAGCAACAATTGCCCATTTGACTTTTCCAGCTCTCACGAAATTATAATAGAGTTTCGTTCGTTTTATTTTTTTATGTCCTAATTTACCTTGTGCGAAATACTTCATTAGAAATTCAACAAATTCGGCTCTTTGATGATTAGGAATCCAGTGAAGGTTCACAGCCAAAAGTGATTTTCGAGTAATATCTAAAGGTATAATTAAAGGAGCAGTATCCCAAACTTTCAATTTACCTTTACCCGCTGGATTTCTGTATCTAAAAAAATATATAGCAGAATCTTTTAGTTGTCTAGCCATAGTTTATTACTCCTAGTGTTATTTATAACTTAGCTAAACAGGGATATCTTTCTCAGTAAGGATGATAAATGAAATATCTTTACCTAGATGTTGTTGTTGTTCGCAAAACTTTCGAGCCGCCGCCCATTTTGCTTGATTTTTCAAATATGTCATTACTCTATTTTGATGTGCTTTAGTTTGTCGTTTTGGTTTTGGTGGTGGTTGAGTTTGTGCGTGTGGTTTTATTTCAATAACATATTCTTTTATATCGCCATTCTTATCTTTTATCTTCATCCAGAAATCAGTGAAATATCTATGTGATCTAATAGTTTTTTTCACTGGGTCTAAAAAGTCATATTTTATTACTATCGACTCTGATGACCAATATAAAACACTTGAATTTTTATCTAACCATGTTGCGAACTTTATCTCCCACCCAGATCTTAATGTTATAGGCATTATCCCCTTGTATTTATTAGGATTTTTGAGATATTTTTCAAAATTAGCAATTTGATAGTATTTACCCATTATCTAAACCATTATTGACCGATAGTGTAGTAATCATACTGAATATCAACACTAAAGGTAATAGGGTCATCTTCAGAAGTTGTATGAGATAATTGGAGATCCGAAACAGTTTCAATCCAAGCATCATAAAATGTGATAACATGTTGATAATTATTTTTGTTAGTTAGAATCATTAATTTAGCATCAAATGTTTCATCAGGACCACCGAGTTCGCCAGTTTCTGGATTCTTGATTCTAAAACAGTATTTATGACATTCGATAATTGCTTTCAAGTCTTCATCACAAACAACCGTAGCAGATAATTGGTTCCAAGTGATATTGTCGCCCGGACGTTGTTGATTTTGTGCCATATAAGGAACTTCCATAGCACCGATAGACCAGCCAGGAATATTACATTCTTGGACAAAAAATTCGACCGTATGTTCTGGTTGTTCTAATAACAATTTGAATTGTGCTGATTTTAGTAGATTGATATTATTACAGTAATCAGTCATATTATTTCCTTAATCTAATAAGTGTTTGATTGCATCATAGTGACCGTTAAATTCGATACCTTCATAATTTTTAATGTGCATATCTTTGAACACAATATTAGCTTCGATTAATTTGTCGTAATGTCTGTTAGACAATTTACATTGGATGAGATGGTCATACATTCTATAATCTAAAGTTAATTTAACAGCATCAGGAGCAGTATGGTATTTAGAGATGATATGAATTAATTGGTCTAACCAAGTTGTATCATCTATAAAATCATTAGTCATAATAATATTTATTTGTTCACCAGATTGAGCTATTTTTTCGTGAACATCACAAGTACCATCATGTATACAACGTTTAGTACCAGTTTGTTGTTTATCAAATTCTACTTTATATGCTTCCAGATAATCAGCACCAAAAGATTGACAATTGAATTGAGCGGCTAAAACTAGATACAGGAACAATTCATACCAAGCACGAATTTCTTCGAACAATTCATTTAGTTCTTGTTCTACGCCAGTTTCTTTTTCTTCTTTCAGGAGAGCTAATATATTTTCATATTTTTTTTCAATAAGAGAGAAGAATTTTTCATCTTGGTATTCTTGGAGTAATTGGAATGTAAGTACTAATTTATTGGATACACGTTCATTTTGATAAAGTGATTGATAAACTTCTTTATTAAACCAGTCTCTAAGGTCATCTAAATTAGTAGATAATTCTAAATTATAATCTTCTAGGAACTTCAAAGTTCTGGCACCCAATTTGATTATAATTTTTTCAACGGCGTATGTGAATTGTGAGAATATTTCTTGTTTACAAAAGCACATTCTACTCGCAAATTTCTTATTATTGAGTACTTTCTCATATTGGACTTGAATATGATGAATTAACGACATTAAATCTACAGGAAATGATTTCATTGTTTTTAACCTTAATACTCAGAATCGGTTAGTTTATCGACTGAGCCGGAACGTGGATTGGGTTGTTTGGATTTATAATTCATATTTTTGATAATTTCTACACCCACTTTTAAATTTTCTCTAAGTTCATATAAACCTTCGCCATTAAATGCTTGGTCAATATGTTTAGTAGTTTTTAATGAGTCTATCAATTTTATCAAGAAAGTAGTTGTATCAATTTTAGCATTCACTAACGAATTCATTTGTTTGGATGTTTTTTCTGTACTAAACTCTAAATGAGAAGCATAATCTTCTAATGTCATTTCTAAATTATTCATTTGTTCGATAAAGATACCCATATTTTCCCTAAGTTTATCTTGATCACCATTTATTCCAGATATTATTTCATTGAGTTTTAAAACAGCATCTCTAATTTCTTCGTATTCTTTTAATAAGCCTTCATTGAAAACATTTTGATCAGTAATAATAGAAAATAAGGTAGCATAAGTGTCAGTTGTGGGGAGTAATGATAATTTATCCATTATGACATCATCTAACTGTTTAACGTGATTCATTAATGGAGCTATAACCAAGATATAGATAACTATAGTTACAGAAACTACACCAAGAGCGAAATAAGCTGATGTTGATATGTTGGTTATAAATTCTAAAACCACATTATTCTCCATGTATGAACAACGTTTTAGTGTTGTTCACATCTTCTAAATATATACTAATCGCATGGTTTCTTGGAATAGTATAGCATTCCCCAAGATCATCACTTTCAAAACATAGTTGATTTACATAAAATGTTTCTAAGAATAATTTACCCTGTGAACGTCTATTTAAAGCATTAGTAGTTAAACCAAAAATAAAGATGAATAAGAAACACGTTAATATCAAAGTTATGATTCTATTATAACTTCCGATATTTAGAAACTTATTTTTCTCTTCTTTAACTATTATACCATCTTTATTGACTGAATATTTAACATGATATGCCATCTTCTCATAAATTAAATTTATTATATTAGATATTTCCATTGTTACCTCAAGAAGTCAATAAAATCATTTTTGAATTTCAATAATTTATATCCACCCATTATATCACTAACCCGTCTTTCATTCATGATAAAAAATAATTCTTCTCGACCAAACACATTCTCAGATTTATTAATTCTTTCCGCTAATAATATTTCTAAATTTAGATCATCAATATGTTTATTGTCTGGATATTTCTTATATGATTGATATTCATTAAATGGAACATGTGCTAAACTAAAACAAAGATATTTGGTACTATCTTCAAAAATACCTAACTCGAAATGTTTTCTATTATGAGATGATATAATACTCATAATTTCGTCTTTTAATTCTGTATCTCTAATTTGTTTTATAATTGGTATAATAATGCCTTGTGGTTTTAATTGTAGATCTAAAATTGTATTTTTTAATGATTGTAGTGAAGTAACGGTTTTGATTTCTATATTAAACTTACTATATTTCAATAATAGTACTTTAATATAGTTTGCTATTCTCAGGCTATATCCGTCTTCATCTCTTAGTATATAATAATTGTTAAATTCTACTCCATTACGTTTTATATAATACATAAAGGTTGAGAAATTGATTTCAGAAAAACTAACAAAATAACCTTTATGTTCTTCATTAAACAATTGTTCAAAATAATCAGAGTCTTTCAAGAAATTAAATAATCCAACTCGTATACCTAGCCTATCCCTAAATTCCATAATTTCTTTATTGTACAATATAAATGTTGTTTGAGAGGCGATTATTAGTAATTCTGGTGATTTATTTTCAACACGTACTAATGCTTTTTTAATTTTTTGGTCCATTTTATTTTCGGAACATTGAGAATCACAATTCATGAATATACGTGTTATGTTATATTTTGGATCTGATAGATATTTGTTTAGTTCCCTGCTTAGTACTTCACAATTTTGGTTAGCATAAGATTTATCAAATAATACTACAATATTATGGGTTTCTGTTTTTTTAGCGTATGATATAGATGAGATCAAACAAAACATTATAGAAATTAAAATTATTTTCATGACTCACCTTTCGTAAAGTTGATATACCTATATGTATTTATAAACATAAAAAAAGAGGATGCTAATTAAAGCATCCTCTTAGTAAAACTAAAATGTTATAGATTGATTAGACACGTTCCCAATAATCCATTCCAAGTGAAACACCAAACTCAGACATTTGATCAGTTGATTCGGAGTTAAGGTCAACGGCATCTAATTGTTTCGGCCAAACACCGAACATTTTGAAAGAGGCAATAGTCTCACCTTTTCTACCGAGCAATTGAACAGTAGCGTCAACTTTATAATCGCCTTGTGCTTCACGATCATTAGAAGTTTGATCTGCTATGTATTTCATCCAATCTTCAAATGTTTTTCTACCAACTTGGTCATAATCATTAATGAATGTTAATGTTAGATCATCGAAAGTAGGGTCGCCAGCGATTTTGTTTTGCATTCCTTGCCAGTTTAAGATAATTTCACCAATAGTCTTAGAAGGTAATTGAGCACCCTTACAAAGATATGAAATTGTCTCGGCATCTGCACCAGAAACTGGTGAAGCGAATGAAAACAAAAATCTGTTGGGACGGGCTACATCACCAACTTTAGCTTTGAAATCATTTAATGCGATTCCCATGATTTTCTCCTTTATATTATCGAGCGATTAACTCTTCGAAATTAGCATCAGTACGAGTCACATTCATATTAATCTGAATGAACTCAGCGACTTTAGTAGGTTTAATATATACGTCAATAATCAACGCATTTTTGTCAATAACTTCTGCTGTATTATTAGAGTTATCAATAACAACCAAGAAATCATAGATTCCACGGCGACCTTTAACATCACGCAAGAATGGTTCAATTAAACCACGTAATCTAGCACGAGTGAACTCGTCATTGAATTCGAATAACGCATATCGTGAAGCGGAAGCAATTGCTTTTTCAACAGTAATAAGCAATCTACGAACATTAACTCTATCAAATGCTGAAGGTTTAGCAAATGAAGTTTTTTGACCCCAAACAATCATTACGCCTTCGCCAGGAACTGACATAACAGGATTGATTGAATTAACATACATATCATCACGATTTTGTTTGTTAGGATTAAAAGCAGGTTTAATCGAGTTACGAATCTTACCACGTTCTAAACCAGCAAATGCCCACCAAGGATCTCGATTAGCATCAGTTTGTGCGGCTAAACCAGCAATATCACCAGCGATACATAACCAACGATTTACATCATTGAATTTGTCATACTGATATTTCATATTTCCGTAAATAGCAGAATATGAATTGAAGGTATAGAATGTTCCAGCAACTGGAGCAGTTTGTGAACCAAATTCAGCAATCAAATATTGCGAAGCATCAGTTGCTGATTTACCAACAATAGACTGATAATCATAAGGAGCAACAATTGCTAAACAATCTTTCCGAGTAGCGGCAATCGTTGAAGCTCTATTCATATCTAATTGATGAGATACTAACAAGTTGATATCGAAAGACTCAGGATCAGCAAATGAATCAAATGCTGTCATTACGTCACTTTGAGTATAACCAATTGGATCATAAATCCATTTATCAAATGTTGAACCATCAGCTAAGAATTGCTTCTTACGTGGATATAACCATTCTGGTTCAGTAGCTTCTACATTAATAGCTGTACCAGTTAATTTCATCAATTCAGAACCTGATGTATTGATGTCATTAGGATACTCTAAATTATAACGTCCATAAAGAACTTCTGATGATTTGAACAAAGTTTCGTCAACAAAGATATTCCGTCCTTCTGAATCCCGACCTGATTCTTTTTTCGACAATACATATTCTTCAATATTCTGATATTCACCATCATCATTAGTACTGAATACGATAAGAGCAAATTCACCTTTAGTAAACTCAGGTGGATATTCAAAGAATTTAGAAAAATCAACTAATGAACCATCAGCATTAACTAAATCACCATCAAACATCTCTTCACGATATGATTTAACAGCATCCGATAAAGCAACATTAAATGTCATTTCACCAGAAATAGCGGCATCTGAGGCATCAACAATATGAGGAGTAACATTCAATGAAGTAGCACCAACAGAAACAACAGAATAAGTATTTCCGTCATAAACGAAAGTATCACCAGTAACCATTGTGTTATAAGTGAATTCAATATCAGATGAACCGTTATCACCAGTTGAGTCAAAAATTGGTGCTGATACTAATTTATGAAGTCCTTCAGCAGAAAATGGCTTATTCCATTCTGATGCTGACATACAAATAGCAACAGCTAATTTTTGATCTGATGATACTTGTTTGTTATAAAGTTGTAAGCCTTCAGGAACCATACCTTCTAAGGTAAGTTCAGCCATATCGGAATTGAATAATTTCTCTTGAGATAATTGTTCAGCTTTAACAATACCTGCGGCAGAAGTTAATTCCATACCTGCGTTTTGAACTTCATTGTCCATTGCTCGGACCATGTAAAGAGAACTTGAATACTGTAAGAAGTTCCAAGCATTATACCAATCTTGGTAATTGAATGCTGTAGGTTCTCCAAAAGCAGAAACTAGATCTCTTTCTGATGTTATCGACTTAATTGTTAGGGATTCGCCAACTGCAGAACGAATAACCATACCTGTTTTAGCACTAGGTAAGTTAGGAACTGATAAAGTTAGATCGAACTCTCTAACATCGACTGAGGGAGATAGTGAAAATGCCATCTTAATACTCCTAAGTGAGTTATGGGTTGATATAAATCAAGACGTAATTGTACACGGATTTACGTCAATTAATTAATTTATATTATGTTTTTGTACCGTATATATTTATTTATAAAAGTTTCATTTTTTAATCAAACAACCACGAGGAATTTTCACCCATATCATCTCTTAATCCATCATCAACAACACCGAACGCAGGTAATTCTTCTTCAATCGCTACTTCAGTTTCTTTTAATCTATCTTCGTTAAATAATACATTCGCCATTTGTTTCATATCAGTAAACGCATCAAATTCGGGTCTAGTGGTGAAAAATAAAGTTCCCATCAAAGACATAACCAAATCATCCGCATATGTAGCTTCTGCCGCAAATGAACCATTCTTTTGTCTAATGAATGTAGATAATTCCTCTATTGTATACGCATCATTAATTTTTAATTTCCCTCGTTCAATCCAACCTTTTAGATTAGAACAACCTAACCGCTTTGTCTTAGTTGTAGTTCTATAACCAGCAATATTTGGCTTCTCATAAAATACATTCTCATATTCAAAATCATAAGCTAATGAATCCACTATCTGTTGACCAATCTCGTTATTCTCAACAAACGCATATGCCCAATTATAATATCTACCTATCGTATAAGCAATTTCTGGAATTTGTAGATAATGCATTCCATTAGCGGCTTGGAAGACAGCTACTTGTTGAAATGGATATCTTGTGATATCAATAATTTGAATAGCAACAGGGTCGCCAGATGAATTTTCAGTTAATTTAGATGAATCAACTGACATGATATAAGAGTGACCTTTTTTGATAGTTTTATAGACTCTAAGGAATTTAGCATGGTCGTTTAATAACTCATGTAATTGGGTTTCTTTTTTGTCATGAAGGAATGATAACTTCTCTAATGTATTCGAGTCGATCAAAGTTAAAGCAGAGCCTAAGAATTTACCTTCAAATTCTCGGTTAAACTCTTCGGTCGTCATATTAGAGAGTGTTTCTTTTTTCCATTTTTCATCACGTCCAGGAACTTGTGACCAATGAACCTTTATAGGGTTAAATGTATTTCTCAGATTGGGATCTTTGGTAGTTGCGGCTTGCCAATATCTATAGAAATGATTCATACCATTAGGAGTCGATACTAGGATCGTTTTAGACGTTTTGGATGAGGATACAGTAGGATAAACAGACGAAAAGAACTCAGTCCATAGGTTCGCTGGGATAAATGCCATTTCGTCAATTATGAGTACATTTATCGAAAATGAACGAACTGCGGATGATGATGTTGCTCCTGCTAATACTGAACATCCATTCTCTAATTCGATCATGGAATTATTCCACATCTTTATACCAGATTGTAACCATTTTGGTAAGAGTTCATAAGCGACTTTAACTTTACGGAGGATATTAGTAGCGGACATAGCTTTGTTAGCAAGTACAGCAACAGATTTCTGCTCTTGGAATAAAATATAATGACAAACAAAAATTTCAAAAGAAGTAGATTTACCACAATTATGAGATAAGATATTATTGGTGTAATATCTTTCGTTATCCGACATATATATATCATATAATTGTTGAAAAGAACCCTCTTTGATGTTCGTAATTTTTCTTGTTCCGAATTTTGATATTACTAAGTCATTAACTTTTAATTTTATAGCTTGAATGGCTTGAAACTTGGGGTTAAACAAGATATGATCAAGTGAGCAATTTAATTCAGAATTATCATCAAAAGATAAAATCAATGTTTTTGATATATCAGTCTTCATAACACCTTGGAAATCATTCCAACCTTCGTCAGTTTCGATTTCCCATTCGTTGTTATCTATAATTGTTACGTTCGTGTTATCTTCTATCATAAATATAAACTATTCGTTAGTTCTATTTCGTTAACAACTTCTGTTGCTGTTTGTGCGTCATATGCGTGATCGTTTATTAGGTGTTCTCTTAATTTTGATATTGGACCCTCTTTAGTACATTCAGGACAACTAACTAAGAAAACGTTCGCATTTTTTGAATTCGGTTTTTTTGTTTTCATTATATTCATCTTCCCATATAATTAATAATTTATAGTTATTTTTTAATAATATGTCTTCTTTAATTTTGTCTTTTTTCCATATTTCTAAAGCACTGCGTTTATTGACTGGATTGATATAATCTTCATTATACACTCCCGGCTTACAATGCCAAAACACACCATTATATTCAATAACTTTTTTATTTTTGGTGTCTACAATATCAAATATCTTACCACCAATAGTGACTTGAGATTCAACATCAAATTTTATTTTTAGTTGTAAAAATAATTCAGTTTCACCTTTCGATATAGAATATCCTGATGACATTTTCGCTTTGTTAATTCTCGCTTTTTCTTCTGGTGGTTTATTACTGAGAGTTGATTGCCATTTATCTTGTCTCTCTTGAAATATTTTTAAACCTTTTTCTTCGCCATGTTTTTGAATACATATTGCTTTTGAAAAGGTTCTTTGTCTTGCTGAATGTTTTATCTTCGCTTCTTCCAACGAATATCCTTTTCCTATCCAATAGTCTAATTTTGTTTGGTATGATCTATTATTGATAGCTTTTTGTTGCGATTCTTCAGAATAAAAATGCGATTTTTTACTCCAAGGCGAAAGTCTACCTCTGTGTTTCCAAGCAGGATTCTTCTCACCTTTTTGAAACCCCATATTGGGTATATTTAGATATTTTTTTGAGAAACATTCGTCTTTTGTCGCACCAGTTTGAGTTTGATATTCTTGTAATGATAAATTATGCATCGCATTTATATGACTAACTATTTTATCATTAAATCTAGCACCGCATATTTTACATTCTATGTCCCCTGTTGAGTTCTTTAATTTTTCTATTTTTCTTCTCTTGTGTCTACAATGACCACTACAACAGACTGAATTCTTTTGTTTCGCTATAAATTCACCATCACAAATTATACATCTTCTATTTTCTTCCATTTTTATCTCTCCTTATAGTTATTTATAAAAAGATAATAAAAAGTGAATGTTACGTGTCAGTGTGGTTTAGTTGATTATAGAAATCTCCAATTTCTATATCTTTAATTTCCCCCGTCTTTTTGTTCCTTACTCTGATAGTTGTATCTTCAGAAACACATTGTCGAGTAGCATTAACAACACTGTTGCGATGATCCACAAAAGATGCTAACATTTGCTTTTGATAATCCCGCAATTTGATCTTCAAAATGCCTTCATCCAATGATTTTATATGATAATATTTCTCAGCAAAATAAAATACATCTTCTTTACATTTGATAAACTCTTTGATATGCTCCGCTGAATATGGAAGTTGAACATCAGCTTTTTTTAGGTTCTTATTATTCTCATAATATATAGCATCATTACCATCCATATCAACAAGGATATCTGGTATATCCCATTCTATTTTTTGTGCCATTTGTATACCTTAATTAGTTTTTTCGTTTTTAGCATCTTCTAATAATTGGAGAATGTCGTGAGTCGAACCAGCTACAATAACATTTTGTGTAACTGTACCACCTTGTCCAACTGTTATTTGCCCTTGAGACGAACCTAAATTCTCTTGATTCAAACCTCGTAACAAAACATATTTGTCCTTCTCAACAGCTATGATATCTTTATAAATCCCCATTAACAATTTAATATTTTCACCTGTAGACCGTTGTAATGAAGATAACGCTTCCAATTGGGATGCTTTCATATCACCAATATCTAATGAACCAGTATCATCAAGAATACCTTGACCTCGACTGATAACAGCTAAGATATTAGTTCTCATAGACATGAAATCTTGTTTGAGTAAATCTAATGTAAATACTTCTTCAGGTTTATCTAATTCTAAAGGTAGGTGTTCGCCAGGCTCTTTGATTTCATAAGTATCTAAAGAAGTCAAATCTTCATCTAAGACTTCGATAATCTCAGAAACTTCGATAATCTCAGTCATTTGATTAATCGAATTTTCAGCCATATTGAATTTTTCATGTAGTGCTTTTAGTTTATCGTCTGCTTTAGACATATTCATTCCTTTGGTTTATCTTGTTATTTCTAAATCCCCTTGATCAGTAATAGCCATATTGAAAACGATATCAGATGTCTTCTCTGTAAATTGAACTACTTGTGGTGAGCCAATTGCTAAATCAGAATCTGTAGTTTTAATTTTAATTATATTGAAATCAGCATTAATGATATAGGTAGTTGTTCCAGCTAAATCTGTCATATAAAATTCATCAGATGTATAATCAAATTCACCTTCAGAACTAATTAATAAAACTTCGAAACTTGAATCTTTATATGTTTGTTCAAATGTATCAATTTCTTTTAATGAGCGTTTTTTAATGGATATAGTTTCAGGTTCTCTATTATAAATCAAACCAAAGACTTCATCGAAAGAATTAATGTTATCTAACTTATTAGCGTTTAATTGATATTGAGTTAATTGGTCATGTTCAGCACCCTTTTCATTAGGATGAAGATTCATAATAACATCATTAATTCTCCCACGAATTCGCTTTGGAGTATGGAAATTAATTTTCATTCTGAAAGTTAAAATCCAGATGAAGTTGCGGTCTACATCAGCATCCAAATCTTCATCATGAGTAGGAGTAACTGAATCTAAAATAATAGGTACAGAATCCGAAGCGAATCCATCTAAATATTTGATATTGACAGATAAAGAAGGTTGGAAAAAAGGCACAATCTGTTCAATAATTTGTAAACCGTCATCCATATTTTTAGATATAACAGCTAATTCAAATTCTAAGTTCCAAGGTGCTGGAGCGAATGATGAGTCAATTTTTAAGTCATTTAACGTACAATCTTCACAAGCATATATCTTATTAGTTTTACCTACTTTTCTCATAGTGTCATAACTAAGAGAAGTGATATTAGTTGAGATTCTAGGAAATATCATATCAACTTCAAAACGTGCGTTATTGTGGAATCCATCGTGATTACCAGCGAAATGGACTTTGGATTGAATCTGTTGCATCCATTTTTCACGGTTAGCGAATTGAATAGGCACTCTAAACAATTTAGTGGAACCATCAGAGCGATATTTCTCAATCCATAGTTTATCAAACAGTGTCATGAATGAGATAACAGATTTTCTAATTATGTTTCTGTGTGCGAAATATTGCATTATCCAAATCCTATCGGATCATCTTCAGAATCATCTATAATATCCTGTTCGACAATTTCTTGGTCTAATTTATCATTTTTCTCTTCGATTTCAAAATCGTGAGCATTATCATGAACTGTACCATCGCCAAATAAGACTTCATTAATGGTTTGAATATGTTCATCATCTGATTGTTGAAATTCAGTTGAAGCTTCAATATGATCAAAACGATATGATTTACAACCTAAAATATAAGCCACATGTTGACCTAATGGATGAAATGAATAATCTTTATCATCTTTAACATCTTCAATTTCCCATAATTTCTTAGAGACAACATGATATACAATATCACCAATCTTTGGTTGAAATTCTAAATCATAAAATGTATTTTTCGGTACGTGAATAGTCATATCATCCATCGAACGAATACCAAATTTCGAGAACATTTCACCTGTTCCTTCCCATCCTTCAGTTTGTTCGATAAAGCCATATAAATGGTGAACGTCACTCATAGTTTCAATTAAATGTTCACCGAAAGTATGTTCAGCATCAGCATATTCTTTTTGAATATAAATTAATGGGTCACCATATAGTTGAACACCCTCTTCGAATAAATCTTTAAATAGTTCAATATCAGCAGTTGGGAGTTGTTGGTTCATTCTAAATGGATGTGATTTAACTCCATATGATGGTCTTCTAAATTGTCCCATAAATAAAATCCTTTATATACTATTAGTTGTATTTATACAATAATATAAAGGGAATTTACCGATTAAGATAAATTCCCTTTATATGTATTAGTGATAAATTTTAACCAATAAAGAAATCTACTGGATCTGAAAATTTATTCTCATTATGTAGCTGTTCAAATAATTTAGTTATATCATCTTGACCTTGAGCAATAATAGCATCAGGATTCAATGTCATACCATTCGGCAAAGTAGTCGAACCATATTTGATAAGGTTATTTCCCCATTGAACACGTCCATAAGCAACACATAATTGCTGTAACCAATAATGTTCATATAATGGATTAACCTCAGTATCATCATCAATCTTATAAGTCAATTTAGAATAATATTCCATAAAGACAAATAAATGCGATGCCGATATATCATTGAAATAAGCATCAGTCTTAGGATCAGCATGAAGATATAATTGTTTGGTTATTTGATTATATTCATATTCAATACGTTTACCAAATACAACACCTAAAGTGGATATCTGTTCTTGAACTAATTCTAAAGATAAAATATCCATTTTACCTAAACCACCAATCATCATATCATTAGCCATATATTGATTAATGGAGAATAAATCAGAAGGTGCTGGCGAATAATCAAGATAATTAGATTGATAAAGACCTAAGATAGAATACACATCAGGAGTCATAGTGTATTTCAATTGACCACATTGGAATTCGACAATTTTGAAACGCTTCTCGATTCCATCATCACAATAAGGGAGAAATTCCTCGATAGCTGTATTAATGAAATCATCCATCTGTATATCATCTAATTCGATATTAATAACAGGTGCGCCGAGAGATCTTAAGACATAATCTTTCAATCCCCGTCTTGTATTATAAACTAATCCAGCCATCATTTATCCTTATTGATTATAAAGTTGGTCTCTTAATGTTTCAGCATCATCTCTTCGCATTTTCTTTTCAGATAATACATTACCGTCTACATCTTGAACTTCATACCAACCACGTTTAACTTCGACAACATTAATTTCTGGAATAATTGGTACTTCAACTTCAGGAGCGTCTTTAGTCATTTCAACAGTAGAAGAAGTTTCGACAACTGCTTGTGTGGTTTGAGATTCAATCTCTTCAATTTTAGCTTTAATATCTTCTGGATCGACATCACCTAGAGTAGCATAAAATTCTGATTCTACAGGTGCTTCGGAAACCGTTTCCATCAAAGTGGATGCTTTTGGTTGAACAAATTGAGGAACTTCTTTAACTTCGGTAGCTTCTACAATTCGTTGGATATATTTATTGAGTACACCTGTGTAATCTTCGATGATCTCACCATATCCATATTTATTACCTTTATGTAGCATATTTATGTTTTCGACAACTCTAACTCTCATTTTGGGTATCCTTTTTATTAGAAATGAATTCTTGTGCCGCTGAATTACGGCATTTTTTAGTTATATCTATAGGGAATTCTTGTTCCCCGTTTAGATTATTTATGACTCTATACCAACCTTTACCTGCTTTTTGGATTTCGTATTCAACAACTTCTTCTTCAACCTCAGGTTCAACTTCTTCAACTTCTGGTTCAACTTCTTCAACTTCTGGTTCATCTAAGATAGTTTCAGGAGTAGGAGTAGGAACAGGAACAGGAATTTCTACTATAGCTTGTTCTTTAGGAGTAACAACTTGAACAGGCACAAAAGCACTCTCATTCTCAACTCGTTTTTCTTTAGGTTCAGAAATTATATCTGAATCAATATCTTTCAAATCTGGTCTTGGTTTGAATATATGTGGATATTTCGAAAAGAACGCTTGTTCGATAACAATATCATTATGATTATATTTCATAATAACATCATCAATCTTAATCGTAATTTTCCCTATTTTTGGGTAATGAACTTGATATAATGGTAATGACATATTAATCCTTTTTCATATTCACATTAAATGGTTTACAAATCTTAAAGTAATCACACTTCGTACATTTGCTTGATTTATTATGTTCGAATATTTCATCAGTTTCGATTGTGGTAATGTTATTTATAATATTCTTTTTGATCTCTAAAGCATCCTCACGAGTCACTATGTATTTAGTGTAGGATTTATTTTCAACATATCCGAATTCAGTAATCACTTTTTCTAATTTAGGGCGAACTGTAAATATCCAAGCGGCATACATATCTAATTGCTCTCTATTAGATGGAAATCGTTTACCATGATTTTTAGATTTCCAATCAACAATATGTATAGTTTTTTCGCCTTTGTATACACATTCTCCAATAAAGTCTATAAAACCGTATAATGTAGACTTATATTTCGAACCATTGAAGTCATTCAGAGATTCGTCAAATTTAAATAGAATCTCAGTTCCAAATTTATTGTCTAATAATTTAGAGGTGTGTTTATGATTGATAAATTCTGAGATGTTTTTTCTAAATTCCTCTTGTTTGGGGAATCCAGCATATTTGAATTTATAATCGTGAACTTTTGGGAAATGTTCTAAAGTTGAATGATAAAATTTGCCCTTCTCAAAGAATCTAGGTTCTGGTGGAGCAATCTTAATTTTATCAATATATTTCATTTTGAATTTGAAAGGACATTCTTGATAACATGATATTTTGCTAAACGAATACGGTGTATAATTCATATAATTCTCCATTCATATATTATTATAACACCGTATCTTAGTTTTGTCAAGTTATTTTTTGTCTATTGTCATGTTTTCCCTGAATGCTCGTATAATCTTAGAATCCTTAAATAACTCCAATGGCTTCTTAGAAAAATTATAAAGCAATATAATGAAAAATACATCATATAATGAATCTGGTACTGTCACATCCCTAAACCAAAATACGTTCAAGATGATAAATAATAACCAAAATGATACACGCCCTAATGAAACATATTTCTGAATGACATAATCACCCTTAGCATTCTTTTCTTCTTTAAGCTCACATAACAGAGAATTAAAATCCATAACACCTCACTATTTTGAATTGAATACATCACCAGAAGCGGTAATGATTGTTCCTACTGGACATGCTGAAACTGGATCACCTAATCTAGCAACTGGTAATTTCTCAGCAAATACAGTTCCTGAAGCTCCAACCACAAATGTTGGATGCCCACAGCCGCAAATAAACATATCAGTTAATCTAACAGTTGCGGCACCATTTGTTAAAACTGTATTAGCTCCCGTTACTGCTACACCAATAGTTCCTATACACGGAATTGGTGGATGGCAACAGCAAACACAAGAACATAAATCTCCTAATTTAGCTATTCCAGGCATTATGGTAAATTACCCATTAATGAATCCACAACTGGATCACCTTCATTATTATCAGCAAACATAACCGCACCATACGCAGTAGCATAAGCTAATGAATCTTGATGTTGTGATTTTTCTTCAGCATAATATTGATCTAATTTTGTGGCGATATTACTTAAATGAGTACTAACACCAGATAAAGTGACTTCTTGTGTAGTTACATCCCCTATATGTGCCGCCAGAATCGGATTTGTGATTGAGTTAATAGTAAGTATCGCAGAATCAATGAGTGTTTGTATCTCGATATAAGAATCTTCTTGAAATGATATAGTACCTCTAATTAAATCGTTATGTTGAGCATCAGCAATAACTTGTTTTTCTGGGTCAGTTAATGTATCACCTCCACCGTCTTCAATAGCGACATTAATTCTAATTTTGTGTACACCACTCAATAACGCTGGTCTATTTTTATAATTAAGATTCTCGTGATTCCAAAAAGCTTGATAATGGGCATTTGCTGTATCCATTATAGCATTAATTTCTGGAGTAAATGAATTACATTTAGCTAGCCACGATATCCATTCTTGTTCGATTTGTTCATAATCAGATGGAGTTCCTGTATCGCCAGGAATTAATGGATCTGGAGGAACACCATTAGTTTGATCGCCTGTATTAACTAATGTAATCGCATTACAAGCGGGAACAATGACATCTAATTTAGTTCTATAAACATCATATGGGTTAGTTGCGGCGGCATTCGTTTTAACACTTTGTATTTTATCTTCAATCGTTGCCATGTTATACCTTAGCAGTTACTTGGTGGTTTTACTGGAACATCATTAACAGTCACATTTCTTAGAACAGTATAAGAAGCAATTCCTTGATGGTCAACAACTCTATATGATATCGAATATTTACCAATGATTGATAAGTTAATACTTGGAACTAAAGTAGTAATATTATCAGTATTGGTATAAGATATTTCAGTATATAAAGTGAAATCTTGATTATCTATAGTATAGACATTCCCATCCCAAGTAATATTTCCAATAGTTGATGTCGAACCGTTTGCTCCATGATGTCCATCGTCAGTTAAATCAAGAACACCTGCGCCATTATCGTACCAAATCGTATTCAGAGGAATTGCTGTTGTTGGATTATATGGAGGATAAGCTTCACCATCCCAAGGATATGTGAATTCGCCATCAAACACAAAATTCTCACCAACATCATTCAATGAGATCATTGGCATACCAGTCAAAGTATATTCGTAGTTATTAGCTTGTTGTTCAATCTTAATTAACTCATAAGCATCGTATTCTGATTGGGACATCAATTCTTCTCTATCGAAGATTGATAATTCGTTAGGGAAATTTCCACGTCCTCTACCATAAGCGTTCGGTAAATCTTGAGCGATTTGGTAAACAACTTTATTGTTAAGAGCCGTAAATACAATTTTATGACAAACAACATAGAAAGGCTGTTCATTATAATAAACTAATTGTCTAAGAGCTAATGTTGGAATGATATCTGGCATTATTTCACCTGTCTAGTGACATCACCATATTTGACATAAATACGGGCATTTTGGTTATTCTCAGATCTATATTTCAGAAGTTCATTAGTCTCAGGATGTTGAGACCAATGCGACATTCCTTTTTCTAAACCTGCTTGATATTGTGAAAAGCCTTCGGGTGTTTCAATTTCAATTGTAGCGATTTGAACGCCACTCGAATCATCAGTAGTTATTTTAGCCATTTGTTCATTCTCCTTTTAGATTTATTTTCGAATTTTATCATCTTTTCACTTTTGTATAAGAACCATTATGAGTAACATAAAATGATTTCCCTTTATTTTGGTTAGCCCATTGACGTATATTTTCGGATTTGGTATGTTGGGACCAGCGGTGAAATGATTTGATACCTTGAGCAAATGAATTATATTCATCTGAGCAATCAATTTTAAAACACGCTTTTTTATTAAACTCAGTATCGGGTTTAATTCTATCAAAACCTGGTGCCATATCCCCTGTAGAAACTTGATCACACATCTTCAAATTCTCCCATCTTTAGGAAATCTATATTCTTATCTAACATCTTCGGTAAATTACGTTCAACCATAAAAGCAAAGAATACTTCGTTATCTAAATTCATAGATTCTATATCAACCTCATTCATCAATTGCTTAATTTGAAGTTGAGTATTAACACTCATATCAATATCTTGGTGTTCAAATAATAAATTTTTATCTAACAAAATTGTTTGGGAATCTCTAAGCATATAAGCAGAAGTAGCAATAGCCGCAAACCTAGATTTACCAACAAATTTGGACATAATCTTTTTTAGATTAGCGATAAATCTATCAAAGACAGTCCATGTTTTTCGTTCTTTGAAAGTGATTGCGGTTCTGAGTTTCTTTCCGTCTTTATCAATAAGTCCTATTTTAAAAGCTTCCCATTCTTCGAAAGGTTTTGATAATTTTTTGATGATGATATACACCATAACTGTATCAGCTAAAGACTCTTTGATTAAATAACTCATTGCTTTAGAACCTTATCTATGATATAGTCTAACGTGTTATGATACTTAACATCAACACAATTATACACCACTAAAAGAATTTTGTCAAGATATAAAACATTGTTGATGATTTTAACAGTATTGATAATCTCTTTAACATAATCATCTTTACCTGTTTTTTCTAATTTACCAAACAACATATTTATTTTTTTAATTAGTTTGATTTCACTCTCAACAGATTCGGACATCACAAATGATTGTCTATAATGTGGAGCTAATTGTTGTATTAAATCTGTCATCTATACCAATTTCTTTAGTTTGTCAAATAAAGACCAAGTTCGTTTATCCATATTATCTTTAAATTGCTCTAAATCGTCATTCTTTAATGCTTCACGTACTTTAGAAGCTGAGATATCTTTACCTGTTCGGGCAATCTCTTCTACTTTGATATTTATATCAATCTTATCAGCATATCGTTTAATCATACCTTGATAAGATTTCACTCTATCGGAGCCACAATAAAATGCTATAGGTTCATAATTTTTCTCACGTAATTGATGTACCCATTCACCAAAGAAACCATTATCTGCTTCTATGAATTGGTGTGGTATCGAAGTCAACATTTTACTGAAGACTTCTTTTTGAATCTTCGAATCGAAAAATACATCAGAAGCTTTCCCTTTAATGAGAACAATAACTACTTCTTTCTTATATTTCTTATAAGCAATTTCGATAGCTTTCAAATGTCCGGCAGTAGGAGGTTGCATTCTTCCAGCGAAAACAACACATTCCTTCTTGCCTTTAGTCCTAGAAATAGCATCAATAGCGATTGCTTCATTGAAAAATGTTTTGAAATTATTTATTTCCATTTTCGACCTCTAATATAACCACCGGATAGTATTCTTGGGTCGTTATCTTTAAATTTGGTTGTTTGGTTGTTTTCATTAACATACCATTTCAATCCTTGGCGATTCTTTTTTGCTTCTTCTGATATCTTTCGACCCGATAACGTTCTGCTTATATTTTGTTTGTGTTCCTCTGAATGTTTTTTCCCCTTTAAACTTTCACTTAATTTTTTCTTTCTTTGTTGTGCTTTTTCAAAACCATTAATTTCTTCATATGTTTTACCACTAAATCTAGGTCTATCTACTCCTCGCCATTTAGCTTTTTGTTCGTCTGTGTGGGTTTTTCCAAAAAAACCATTATCCTCTCCAAACATAACACCATACCCGTGATTTTTGACTTTTGATCTCGCATATTTCGCATGAGCTTTTACTTTTTCTGGATTGTTTTTTATATATTCCCTAAGCCCTTTTAATCTAGCAGGAAAAGATTCTCTTACCTTTTCCTTAAATTTCTTTTGTTTTTCTGGGGATAATGATGAGTATATATCACCACCATCACCACCATCAGCAATATTATAGCATTCTTCGTTAGATGATTTTGCCGATTTTATAAATTCTTTTTCTTTTTTGTTGAGTTCCTCTAATGAACTACACTCACATAAGATTATCTTTTTGAAATTATTCCGTCCATATTTCTTAATGGCTTTTGTTATCAATAATCCTGAACCTAAGTACTCTATTGATTCCTCAATAGAGTTACTACATTTGCCTACATAAATTTTGTTGTTTATTTGGTTTATTGTTTTATAAATATACATATAATTTCTCCTTATATACTTATTTATAAAAGCTGGCTGAAACCTACTTTAAATGCTCGATAAATGATTTCATTTCAATCCTCTGGATTTGATTTCAGCGGCAACCATTTTATGTTGAGTTTTTGCTAATTTTGAACCTAATATTCCGGCAGTAGGAGGTTGGAATCTCCCTTGCAAAACAACACATTCTTTCTTACCTTTGGTTTTCGAAATGGCATCAATAGCAATCGCTTCATTCAAATGTTCGATAAATGTTTTCATTTTAATTTTACTCCAATAACCATCTGAATTAATGATTTGAACGCATCAAAATCATTATTACGCACCGCTAGATCCATCTCTTTTTCTTGAGCTTTATTAGCTTTCGAATAAAATTTAACCATTTCTTCAAAACCAATATTACCCTTATATGCGGCTTCTAATATGAACTTGAAAGATTTCATTTAGTGAGCGTATGGATTCTTAACATGAGATAACCGTTTCTTCATACGTTTACTCTTAGCTTTACTAGAACCCTTTTTCATAGTCTTTTTAAAGATTCTAGCTTTCTTTCTCATTGCTGAAACTGAGATAGTTTTATCACGTTTAACAAATTTCTTTTTCTTAGAATCAAATTTGTGTGAACGTTTGAAAGCTTGTGAATTAGCACGTTTACCTAATTGTGATCTACGTTTCTTCTTGAGATAACGTAAACGCTTTTTCTGAACCGCATTAACCGCTTCATCAATACATTCGAAATCATCAAAATCATCTTCATCCAAACCATCTGCGGAATCTATAGCTTCATCAAAATCATCATCATCATCAAGATAATATTCAAATAGACCTTGAATAATGTCCTCAATAACGTCTTGTGAAAACTTAGGAGCTAATTCATACATGATTTCTAATGCTGGATCAATGTAACCAAATTCACCAGCATCACCATCAGGCTCAGAGATTTGTTTGATTGTTTCAATAACATCTCTCAGTGTATTAACTGGATTATAATCTTCTGTTGTCCATTGCGCTTCATGGTCGAATTGATCCACCCCATCTTTAAACATTTCATATAATGTTTTATCGCTCATTTTGACTCCCACTATTAACTAACTTATTAATGTTTATCTTTATTTATAACATCTAGATATTTATTTTTTGAAAGATTGTCTAATTTCTGGATAATAACATCAACACTTTCCCAAACTTCGACAGTTTCGCCAGATTTTAGTAACAATTTAGTAGATGCTGGTTGTTGATTTCTTATTGATGTAACATCAATATTCATCTTATATGGTACTAATCTTTCGATACTTTCAACATTCAACCAAAATTCTTTACCTGTACATTTTGATTTGGTTGGGTATTGTGGATCATAATTAAAAAAGTTAATTTAATAAACTTCATTTATCTAATCCTACTTTCTCCTGAATCTTAATTTTGATTTCTTCCCTACGTTCTTTCAATTCAACCAACTCATCTTTTAATTCTATATCATCAGGATATGCTCTAATAAGTTGCTTATGCTTGAAATAGGTTTGTGTAGTATTCTCTAATTCATTTTGAAGAATTTGTAATTGTATTTTATCAAAATCTTGTTGAATCTTTAAGTCGAAATTCATCATAGATTTTGCGGCATCATCATCAGAAACATATCTATCTTCCATAGCGTAAATGCCGCCAGCTAAAGTAACAACTAATGTTAATATAGAAGTAGTGTATTTAATCCAAGCAGGAAATTCAGTAATCATTTTCTTAGCTTTCTGTACCATTTTTATTCCCCTTCTTCAAGTGGTTCTGGAGGCATGATTCTAATATATAAATCATTTTGACCAGTTAAACGGATAACACGTTTAATTAAAGTATCAATCTGTAAATCGTTATAGACTAACAGTGGTTCAGTTTCGTTATCAATATTGAATTTGATACCATCCCAATATTCGCCTTCACCATTAATAACGAATGCTTGAAAATTTCGATTTAGGATATTGATTTTGGTTAAATCTAGGAACCAACTAAGATAATAAGCTACAACAGTTGTGCTCCATCCCAGAAATACATAAATTAATGGATTATTTACTATTTCATGTAAATAAAGATACATCGAGAAACTACCAGCGGTCATTAACATTAGTACAAATAAAAACATCATAAATTCATTCCTATCCAAAAAAGTCTTCTAAAGATATATTATCTTCTGACATATTCCATCCAATTGTTTCAAATATTTTCTGTAATTGCGAAGTAAAACATTTTTCCCATTGAATATCCCAGTCTATTGATATGTTGTTATTTATACGTTCAGGCATCTTATCTTTGATTGCCATAACTTCAATTCCAAAAATATTAGGAACTTTGATATAAGCATATCTAATTTTATCGCCTTGGTTAATTGGTTGATAATCTAAATCCAATTTCATATCAATCAACGCTTTATTAAATGCGATTGCTGATCTAACATGAGCTTGAGCACCAGTAGCGCCTTCAACATATTTATTGAAAGTAGAAACACTTCTTGGCATTGATAACTCTTCAAAAGGTAAAGTCATAAATTCATCTTTCCATTCTTTAAATTTATCCTTAATCATTTGCTCATCTCTAAATTGGAATATCAATTCAAGCGATTGTTTCAATTTAGCTCTAGTAAATTGTGGAGTTGTGGATTGGATTAATGATAAACCTTTTGTCTTCAATTTCACTTTACCGACTTCAAATTTGGTCTTGTCAAAATTCCATTTACCTAATTCTAATGTTTCACGATTGAAGAATTCCTCACCTTCGTCATTAATAATTCTCATGGAATATTTTTTCTTCTCAACTGATATCCAAGCATCAGCTAGGACTTCAGATTCCATTATCAATGTATTAGAATGAGTATTCAATCCCTTAGTTAATCTCTCAAAGAATTCGACTAATTTAGGCTCAACTAACATAGATGATAATTTCATACAGAAGTCGTGATCATCAATGAAAGTATGTTCTTTGTTCTTGAATCTCTTATCAATCAATGGTTGAAAATCTAAAAAGATTGAATCTGTATCGGTATAAAGTGAAACTAAACCTTGAATCTCATCTTTAATATATTTGGCAGAACCTTTAACTGAAGCTTGTCCAGCAGAAGTAATCGAACCAGCCATTCTAATATCGAAATATCTAAACCAAATATTAGACATCGCACCATAAAGTGAGTTCATTAAAGTTTTGAATGCTAATTGTTTTGAATCTAAAGCGTTATATTCATTTGAAGAAAAATCAATTGTCTTCATTAGCGATTTGGTTTTCTTTCTGGATTTGAAAATTTCATCAACAACTTCAGGAATAAATCCTAATTTATCTCTTCGGAAAAACTCTCCCCAAGGTGTCATACATAAATCATATTTTTGAAGTAATGGTTTAACATTTTCTTCTAACCAATTAACATCAAATGTGTTATCATTTATCATCCATATGAATTCTTTATCAGAATATTTCGGTCTAATAGAATCAGCTAAAACTTGTAACTCTTTAGGTAAAGCTGAAAATTCCATTATAGTTTCATTTGAAATGTTATATGAAATAATCGAATTTGGATATGAAGAAGCAATATCAAATACCATATTCATACCATTCAATCCTTTATGTGGTTTTTCAACCCAACCGCCAGGAAATGATGATTTGATATTAGTTTTTCTAGGAGGACATAATATCTTTTTCTGTAATAATATATTATACAAATAAGCATCCCAAATACCAACAGTTCCCATAACATCAGTAAATAAACATTTCGCCATATATGTTAGGTTGACTGCCAATCTTAGATATTGTCGTTTATCGTCAATTAGACCAACCAACTCGCAATCTTTTATATTATAATCAATATATGTTTGAAAATCATTATGGTAAAGATCAGTTAATGACGTATTATCGCCTGCTTTATAATCTAATTTACCTTTGCCTAATTCTGCTTGAGCAATAACTTCTAATGATTTCCCATCTCTAGGTTCAAAATTGAATTTAGCATATAATTCCATATAATAGATAACAGTACCCATAATGTCATAGGTATTCACTTCATTATCGAAGGCATCTTTATATGTTCTAGCCTTCAATTTATTGATAGGTGAGATTTTGTTAGCCCATAATTTTCCTAAGACTTTTTTAATGCGATTAACCATATAAGGAATATCGAAATTAATGATATTCCATCCAGTCAATATATCAGGTCTACGTTCAACACAATAATCAATATATTGTCTCAACAAATCTTTCTCATTATCGCAATGGATATAATCGACATTTTCTTTATTATGATTTTTGTAGTTATTGAAGCCAAAAGTGGTATATGTTTTCTTGACAACATCTTGAATTGTGATAGCAGTAACGGGCCAATCAGCTATTTCAGCATCTGGGAATCCATCTTCTCTTAGTACTTCGATATCAAAGTTATCAATTCTCATTTGGTCCCATTGAATCGGAATTTCGGTATGATAAGTTGAAGCGAGAAACATATATTCTGGACGGATATTACCATAGATATCTATATAATCTTCATTATCTCTAGCCCATTTTTTGAAATTTGTAATCGAATCGAATTGTTTCAACTCTAAAGGTTTATCGTATAAAGTTTTGATAGATGATTCAGAGACTGAAGGTGAAACTATTCCACAAAATGGTTTGAAATCAATATATTCTTCATGCCTAGAACCATTTTCTAGGTATCGGTGATAGATAGTATCTTTGGATGTCATTTCGATTGATAATAGTGATTTTGGCATTTAGACTCCTAAAAAAAAGAAAACTCGTGTACTTATTTAATTATACACGAGTTTTCCAGTTTGTCAAGTGTTAGTTCTTTATGATATGTTCGGCGGGGATATCTAAGATGAGTTTTGAAATATATTTTTCTGAATCATGTGTTTGAAAATCTTCTAATTTCTGTGTACTCGAATTTAAACGTTTGGCTCGTGTGTTTATATCAGAATTAACACCATATATAATACTCTTATAATTATGTGCTTTGCCAAATTTCAAATAAGCATCATATTCATTTTGAAAACGAATATCATCAATAATAGCGCATGAAGCAATATTTAATGAAAACGCAAGATTAATAATAACTAATGTTATATCAATCCAAATAGAATCATATAAACAACGACCCAAATCAGTTCCAACAATTTGCATTAATTTTCTATAAGCATCAGAATAACATTCAGGTTTAGATAAATCAGAATGAATCTTGGTTAACTCTATTCTATGCTTCTCTATAGCTTCCAAAAATCTAGTATAATCAGCTTCTGGAAGGTCTAAATCCAATTCTTCAATAATCTCTAAGATAGCAATTTGAATATTGTTAATAAAATCAGCCGGAGTTGATTTGTTAAATACCTCATAAGATTTTTCTGAAGGGTCAGATCTGCCAGATTTTAATAAACCAGCGTGAGAAAAAATAGATTTAATAGGATCAGCCCATGAAATCATCAAGACAGTTTTGCCATCAGATTTCAACTCTTTAATTTTCTGTAAAGCGAAATGAGTTTTGCCAGAACCCATTTCACCTACATAACCATATATCTCCATTATTTAATTCCTGTTGAACCAAATCTACCAGCACCTCGACTCGAATTTGTGAGATATAAATCATCAAGACAAAGTTCAGCAGGTTCAGCATATAAAACTTCAATTAAAATACCTTGAATAATCTTCTGTCCAGGATCAATTGACGCTGGTATATCAGAAGCATTATAAATATGAACCATTAATTCACCTTGATAATCCGCATCAATAACACAAGCACCTACAACTAAACCTTTTTTAGTTGCTATTCCAGATTTGTTTTCAAATTTCAACATATATCTGCCAAGACCAGAACCTAGCAAGTCGATATGTATACCCATTGGGATAATAACTTTTTGCTGAGGTTGAATAATATATTCTGAATTATCATTCCAATCATTAGGAATAAAGAAATCTAATCCAGCGGAATATTCGGTTCCACGTTCAGGCGTTTTGACAAATTTGGTTTTGGCGAATCTAAGTGTTGATGTCATCATTGAAATACACTTAAATGAGTTAACCGGAACTTCTGATGGTGGAGAAATTACTCCATCAAATGAACCAGTCTCTTGTTTATCTAAAGTATATTTTTCATTATCCATTTTTTATTTCCTTTTCTCGTTTAGCATAACCAGCCATAAATCCTCTAATATACAATGGAGACCATTCTTCGTTACATTTCGAACATTTCATTAAATTGATAAATTTCAAATTATTATCGGAGTCTGGATAACAATTCCCAGAACACGCAGGACATGGAAATAATGATCCATCGAAATCATTCATTTTTTAAAACCTCTTTTCTCGAAATAGTCAGTTATTTTTTTCATTTCTGATTTATCATGTTTCAGGATTTTATAATATGATTTAGCGACTTCGATATTCACTAAGTAAAAATCGCAGATATATTGGATATCTTTATCCGCCTTGGTCTTCTTCATATTATAACTAATGTATTTATTTGACTTTGGAATCACAGTATCTAAGAAATCAAAATGCATTTGTTTAGAGATAGTTGATTGGTTCATCTCTTTAGCAAGCATTAATAGCTTCCGATCACAAGCAAAAAACCGATTGATCATATATGGAGAATAATCTTTCTCAAACGCATCTTGGGTTTCGTCAATCGGTTTTTTGTTTGTTAATCGTTTTATATAGTCAAATAATGTACTCATTTATTTCCACTTTCCATCTAATGCGGACATTAATTCTACACATACAGCCACTAAATTAATCTCTTGGTCGACTGCTAACGCATGGGTATGCATTCCATCTCTAAGAATAAATACCACATCAGGTATCGCTTCTGGTTTAATGAATTTCCGAATCTCTCCATAAAACGATGAGTAAAATGAATTTGAATCTAATTCCGCACATAAAGCAGATACTTTATTAAACTGCTTGGACTTAATTAGTTGAATCATATCATTAGTTTGTGAGGATGAACCAGCCCGCAACAAATCTAATCCAATAGTATCCTTCTCCATTAGATAACCTTGAAGTTCATTAATCATCTTTCGGAAATCAGGGAAAAACTGTTGAACAAATTCAGCAACAATTGATTTCGATTTCTTATCTAATTTATGACCTTCTTGGTCTAAGATATAACAAATCCGCTTGAAATACTTTAACATGATATCTTTAGATTGATCAGAACCGTAGTTAAAGGAAATCAATTTACATCTTGATTGAAGAGGATCGATAATTTTCTGTAAATTGTTAGTACAGAAAATAAATCGACAATTAGAAGAAGCTTCCTCTAAAACCACTTTAAGCGAATCCTGTGCTTGAGGCGATAAACGTTCGCACTCGTCAATAATAACAATTTTAGGTGCTGGTTCTTCATCCATCAAAGAACCAATAACTGAATGAGTCATAGCAAATTGAATAACACGGTTACGGATAACATCAACAGAAGTTTCTAATGAACCATTAATATAACATTCTTCAGCACATAAATCATTAACGATAGATCGAGCAGTAGCGGTTTTACCTAAACCAGCAGAACCATAGAACATAATGTTGGTTAGAGTTTTGGTTTTAACAATAGTTTCGAGCAATTTCTGAGTTGAATCCGGAGAGACAACATCAGAAATTGTACGAGGATTTCCCTATCCTTTAGTCAATCATACATCCAACATAATAAGTCACGTCATTAAAGCAAGACCATTTAGAAATCTTTTTAGATGATGCTTTAATTGAATAATCACCTTGAATAATCCGAAGTTCAGAAAAAGGAATCTTCAAAATAGTTTTATCCAGTTCGTTATTTCGGACGTTATCACGAATCAAGATTTCATAAGAGTTCGCACTTGAACCAGGCGTATCTGATGAAACTGTTAATAATACACCATCATCGGAGGTTTCGAGAAACAAATAACGAGCTTTAAAAACATTAGCTGTTTTGATAATAGTTGCTAGTTTATCAGCAGGCAAATCAAAATCTAATTCACAATCCAATTTATCGAATTTGGGTGCGATATTTGGAACTTCTGAATTTTTAATGAGATCGATAGGAGTGGTGAAAAATTGAATTTTAGAACGACCTTCTTTGATAATAACTTTGTCGCCTAGTACTTCAATTTTAGGTTTGTTGAAAGCTTCTAGAGCTTGAAGGAACATCGGTACTTCATAAATTCCGAATGGTTCGAAATCATATTCTTCTTCAAAATCATAAGTGCCGACAATTGAAGCAGATGGTTCTTTAGCACCAAAACCTGTTGGTTTAATGATTTGTGATGGATTAATCTTAGCGAAATTACTAAGAATTGATAATTCTGTTTCTGAAAAATTCATTTTGTACTCCTTTTGTTAGTTAATTTGTTCTTTAATAGTAACACACTTTCCTGATTTGTCAAGTTTTTATATTTCTTCCATATAATCCCACTTACAACGAGTTAGAACAGTTTGTTTAGTATCCTTAAAAATATCATGTGATTTAACAGTACCAGTAATTAACAATTTAGTACCAATTTCCATCTCATCAAAATAACCAGTTTTCCAAATGAATACATTACCAGCAACATCCAACAAACGAATAATAGTAACAACTCCATAACTCGAATCGAATCTCCAAGCCCTACAAAAACTTAATTCCAAATCTTTCAAACGCTCTTTGATATCTCCAACAAAAGTAGAAACCTGTTTAGGTGTTTTGACTTGTACTTCTTTCTCCAATTTACGTTTATAAGCACTAACGATTGAACACCCAATTCCCATATCTTTCGAAGATATAATCTCTTTCTTCACAATAACCGCACAGTTATAAAGATAATCATTCAAGCCTGGATTGCTTAAATCAAATGAGTTCATCCATTCGATAGCATCTTTAGCTAGTTTTTTGTCAGAATCATTAATACTCTCAGAAACCTTACGTTCTGATGGAGTATAAAACATCGGATCTTTATCTAACATAGTTTCAACATGTTCGGCAGTTGAAGCCTCACCAGTATTCCAAACTTCACCTTTTGAAATCCAACCATGTACCCGAATTTCGGCTGAGGTATAAATCAATACATCTTCGATTGAATGTTCTAATGTATATGAACCAAATGAACCTAATTCACAACGCTCTATGAATTTACCCAATAAATCAATATAAGTGGCATTACTAATAATCAACTCAGGATTATCATCACCTAAAAAATCTTTAACACATGTTGAACCTACTTGAACAGATTCAGAGGTTTGATTATTGAATAACATATATGTATTTTTACGGAAGCGATTGTGACCACAGTGCTCACAAATAGGAGCTTTAGTTCTAAAATCAACATTTTCAGGATAGTCAGGATTCATTCGAACAGTGTTGTATGAGATTTCATTTTCAACAACACGAGAATGCTCAAGTGAAGCAACTAAATTCCAACCTGAATAGACTGGTAATTTACCAAAAACTTGTACTTCAACAAAGCGGATATCCAGTTCGATTTTTTGTTCTGAATTTTCTTGATAAATCTTACGGATTTCATATACGGATTCGTTCACGACAAAAACTGGAGCTTCAAAGCCTAATTTCTTAGCTTTACGTTCGATTTTTTTGAATTCAGATTTGAGGATATCTATTTTTTGAGCTGGAACGAAAAATGTTGACATTTGAACTCCTTTAACGTCTCTGTTAATGTATAAACATTATAACAAATCAGAGTCCAAATGTCAACCGAATTCTTACTTATTTTTCCATCTCGATAGATTCTAAATCGTCATTGAATGAATACAACATGAATTTGGAATATTCAGGATATTTATCTAACGTAGGACCGATAATCATTGCGGCTCGATTATGTGTTTCAGTCCAGAGAATCGTTCTCCGCATATCTTCTAACTCCAAATACGTGATATACTTGGGAAAATACATAAACATAGCAGAAGTAAATATAACAGTGATGAAGAATCCAGAAAGTAACCCACCTAACACATGCCAAATTTTAATCCTCTCCAATAAATCTTCATCAATCATGCTAAATATTGAACTAAAATTAAACATATTATTCCTTCTTCTCTAGCGATATTTCAACATATCCAACCAAATCACATACACCAACATATTCAACTCGTTTATTATACACAACATCGGTATTTGGAATATTAAATCCATATGTACCAACAACATCACAAATATGAGTTGTGACATTTTCAAAACATTCAACGTCTTCAACAGTCTTACCGATAATTGTTTCGATATAGTAACTATCCCCACATGCTCGACATTTGTATCTTGGATGAAATTTTATTTCTTGCATCGTTCCCAACTTTCTTCCACTAATTCAATTAGCAGATCTTCAATTTTTTGTGTTTGTGGTTCATCAGGCAAATCAGAGTTCTCCAATGATAATTTTAACTCAGAATCTAAATCACGAGCCATTTCTAAAATATCATCAATATCATATTTGCCCTGCTTAACATCCAAAATCAATTCACGTTCCTTTAATGGAAATTGAATTTCTGATGTCTCTAATAATTCTTTGCCTTCACATAATAAACGGATTAGATTAGAAGCAAATTTAGTGTCATAACCATGCTTAGAAACAAAGTCATCATAACGTCCTGAGAATTTAGATCTTCTATCTTCTAATTTCCGTAATGCTTGTTTGATTGTTTCGTTCTTCTGAATACTGGTATCACCGATTCTAATGTGAATACCAGTATCTTCAATATTTTTAAATATCCCAGATTTTATTAGGAAATTCTTATATTGAACAACATAATTTCTCGAAGGATCACCCAAAGATTTGAAAAAATCAATACCAGCGATGATATCAGCCATATTATCACGCTTAACAATCATTTTAGATTTCTGAGATAATGAATATCCAATGAATTTTTTGTATAAGCCCTTATGAGGAAACAAATGTCGATTCTCTAATAATTTCTTTCCTAATGGACTAGCGAATATAATATTATCTTGATTAATAAACAATTGTTCGATGATATTTGGGTTATTATCAGTGGCGAGTTTGATGAACTTTCTCAACTCATAGAATTTACGGTCGACAGCTTCAGGGGCATTTCTACCATTTTCTTTCTTGACAACAGTAGAAAAATCCACTTCCGCAATATTAGATAAACCAATATAGTATTCTTTAGGCGCAATGAAAATACCACAAAGATCTAAATCGGAGTTTTCAGTATTAGTTCCATAGAGATGTGAGCCAACTCTATATTCAAGAATTTCGTGTTTCAGTGCTAAATTTTTTGAGTTCATTAGTTTTCCATTCTATATTAGCCTTCAATACTTCAGTTCCAGTAGCAAAACAAATAGGTTTAATTAATCGACCTAACCATGTTCGTGTTACTTTCACTCTCTCAGCAGATTCTGGATGCCACAAATAAGCCGTTTTCTTATTCAAGATGAAGTGTATAAATTTCATTAGATCCTCTTTATAGCGTCCAATGCTATAGTTCGCATATCCTCTAAATGATTTTGTGTTGCTTTTAATGCTCCTGCTGAACCTGAACCCTCTGATGGCCTAACTCCAGCATCCCATAAATCATCCATTAAAACTTGAGTATCTGTTCGATTGAGACTAAAAAGTGGTTCAATAATACAACCAGGCTCGACTGATATGATTTCGACAGAATCAATAATCAACATATTATTTGAATCTCTAGGTTTCTTCATTACCATGATGTCATAACCACCACCCCAAGGTCCTCTTTGAAGTCTAATCTTAAAATCATCTAATTCATTCATTTTGATCCTTTATTCGATAATGTTACCTAATGTTCCAATCATTACTTTCGCATGAACTTCTCCAGAAATCACTCGACCATAGATAAACTCTTTATATGGTTTATTAGCAGGGTCTAAAGGATTCAAACCAGCATCACTCAATTCTTTTTGAGGAATATCTTTAAGTGGAGTAATCTCTTTTTTCAAATGATTACCCGCTGTAGCTGGTTTAACCATGAAAGAAATCAAATCTTTTTGATCTAACAACTTTCTAAGGAATCCCCATGAAGCTTTAGAGACTTCAAAATATCCCCGTTGTGGTTCTTGTTTGAAAGTGTTAGCTAAAGCTTTTTTAGCATCTTTCGAACCATCGGAACAAGTAGCAACACGTTTACGTCCAGCTTTATCTTTATACATCAAAGCGGCAATAACTTTACCATTTTTCTTAATAATTTTCCAGAAGGGAATGGTTTTGATCATATCTTCTTTAGAGCCAAAACCAGACCCTTTCATTCCACCAACGCCTTCATAAGACTTTTGAATCATATCCCAAACTTGCTGGGCGTATTCACGTTTTAGTTCTTCGTCTTTTTGGAATAGGTTAATATATTTTTCGGTCAAGAAGCTTTTAAAATTATCCATTTGAAATACCTTTATTAAATAAAATCGTAACTGATAAAGGTATTTATATGTTTAACAACTTGTTCCATATGCTCAGGCGTGAAAGAATGAGTTCCACCTTCATATACAATCTTGAACATACATTTGATTCGGGTTTCATTATCAACTTGATTAACAACTTCATCACCCAATTCGAGAAACAATCCACCATTAAAATGAACTGATTCGAATCCTACTGGATTAATCGCTCTCAGTTTATCGGTGAAATCAACAGGAACATTTGTTTGGATTGATTCGTCACGATAATTTTTCATTGTTTTGCCGTTAACGGCTTTCAATGTTTTATAAGGTTCTAATGAAGGGTTAATCATGAAGATAGTTAAAGTTGGGTCAATATGGTATAACACTAAAGCGAAATACGCACCGATTGATTTCCCAACAATGTATTTGACATCATTTTCTTTGATAAATTTTGTTAGTCTCTCCACCGTTGAATCGACATTAGAATAATCTAATTGGATAGTCAACCAATCATCGGAATGGTTAACAGGACCCGAATTAAAGCCGTGTAAAAATAAAGTATTCATAATTAACCCTTTCATCTATAAACAGTATACAATATATTCGTATAGAAGTCAAGAAAAAAATTAAAAATCTGAAGTTGGAGGAGAATAATTAGGTTGGTCTAATTGAATACCCGCTTCTTTCAATTGTTCTTGAAATTCTGTTTCTAATAGAGCAGTATCAGCAGAAGTATCAACCAATTTACCTTCTGCTTTCAATTTAGCTTGACGAGCTTTACCCTCTTTGATAATACGAGCATGTTCCCTTTTAGCGAAGGCATCTAGGTAACGCCGAGCTTTACGTTTAGTCCAACCTTTTTCCATAACGAATTGGTTAACTAAGTTATTATATCGTTCTTCTGGTGATTCTTGAGGTGCTTGATTTTCGTCGTTCATTTTTGAATTCCTTTATTTGGTAAAGATGCTTTCATTAAAGTATTTTCTTGATTTATTTATTATAAATATATGATTAATATTCTCCGTATATGATTTTTGAAGTTCAAATTTCTGGAGATGTTTCTGAAGAACTTTATTTAATATTTTTTCATATAATCCTAGACGTGTTGGTTCAAATTTGATTTTAAGAGGACCAGAATATTTCTTCAAAAATATTACTATTTGGTTTAGTGTAGTAGCAAAAGCTTTTTGAGAAGATTTACCTAAACTAAATGTTTGTTTAGCTCCATCACCATCGCTTAAATTCATTAAATGGACTTCTTTCATTCCTTGGACAACCATAAAAATAATTAGAAATTCATCTTTTTCAGTAAACACAAATCCATTCAAGAAATGATATTTCTTCAAGATATCAGAATATTCTTTAATATCTTGAGCATTAACGATATTAGCTTCAATATATCTATCTAAAATTAATTCTCTAATCTTGGATGGCACGACACGTTTAACTTTGGATAAATATTTCAAATCGAAGGATTCATTTAAATTATTTAAGAACTCTCTGAATTCTTTCATGACAGAAATACCTTTATTCGAAAAAATATGTATCGTCGTAACTCTCGGTATAATACTTGATAAACGACTCAGTGCTAACATCTTGAAAAATTGATTTCATAGAATCTAAAACTTCCTGAGGTACATTATGGACTGAACCAAAATCCCCCTCACAAGTACGGATTTCAAAATCCACTTCGAATCTTTTAGCAATCTCATAATATGGTATGATAGATTGATTTGTGATAAACGTATTAGCGACAAATACAGATTTACCTTGATTGAGGAAATAAGGAACTTGAGATTGACACCAATTGTGAGCGTCACTAGCTAATTCACCATGATAACAATATTCACCATTTATCATATGAAATTGGTCAGCTTCGACAACAACATCATTTAATAAACGGGTATTTTCAGCAAAAGTGGATTTCCCTGACCCTGGCAATCCCCTCACGATTAATATACGTTGTTTCATATTTTTTCTCCTTATTTACAAAAAACCATAACACACAAAACATAGCCAGTTATAGCAATAGCTAGAATTCCCAATCCATCCGCAACTGAAGCAACAAACGAATGGGATTTAGTAACATACGATTTAGTATTTTTAAAATCTTTCATTATTTAGCTCCAGCAAAAATGTAAGGTTTATTCCATTTACCAACATTGATATCGGTATACCAACCAATGTCAAAATAATCAGTCATAATATCTGAATTATTGTGATTTCCGATCATCATAGCATCATGAACTTCGGTTAGAAATTTCAGAACTTTACCAGACCAATGACTTTCAATCCAGTAGACATTAACTGATGTATAAGTTTCATTCTCTTTGAGGTCGAAATCAAACTCACTTGATTTGATATTCAAAACCAAAGTAGAATGGTTATAGACAGCTAAAGAAGCTTTAACATTATACTTCTTACAGATTGCTTTAATCTTAGGTGCTAATTCTTTTTTGTGATCTTGTGACATATAAGCCATAATGATTCTCCTTTGGAAGTTTTTAAGGTCTTTGTCTCGACTACAAATACATTATATCAAATCCATAAAAGAAAGTCAACTAAAAATCACTTTATTTTCAATTTATTTCACTTAATTTCAAAATACTTCTAATTTCTGTTGGTGTATGGTCAATCAGCAATTCATTATGTCTAATTAGATTTTCGAAGATAAATGGTCTTCCGTTAATTTTCGAATGGAATACCCCATCTTTCCCGAAAATTGGTTTCCCTAATTTCACTTCTTTTCCGAGTGTTCCGTTGCCTGGATATCCGTCAGGACATTTATTAGAGCTAATAAGATAATAGCTTCCATCTTTTTCTTGGAAAGTAATGGAATCTTGTTCAAATTGGAGACCGAGTTTCACTAAATTTTTCTTTAGTTTTTTATCATCTTTCAAATCTACAACGAAATATGAATCTTCTTTAACATTAACAGCGTTTGGTTTCCCATAATTCTCTACATAAGTTCCAGCAATTTTAGTAACCCCATATCCTAATTGGAGTAATTTTGCTTTTAGGATTGATGAGCGTTTTTTATTATCTTTCAGGGAAAACGCTTCGCCTTCATTACAATCTTTTGCTGAACGGAAAGCTGAGATTGTTCCGCAATCGTGTTCTTTGGTTGAATTATAAATCCGGCTGAGTGATGATTCTTTTAGCATCTCATTAAATTTTGACATATTAAACTCCTTATATTATCTTCTATTTGTATTATAGCAAAAGCACTTACGAATGTCAAGCAGAATATTACATTTTTAATGATTTTATATCATTAATCCAGATATCATTTATTTCCTGATTTTGGATTCGGTGTAGTTCTGTTTGGACTCGTTGTATTTCTTCGAGAATTTTTTGATATTCATCTTTCGTCATTATATAGATTGGTAGCGAAATTATATAATTAAATGAATCGTTATATTTTTGGTAATCATTCTCTTTTAGGTACTCTATAATCTCTTTTTTCGTTAAATCTTTAATCTTTAATTTATTCTTAATAATTGAGTCTATGAAGCGAGCCTTAGACGTTAATCTACCCATCAAATCTTTCGTCTGCTTGATGTTAAATGATTTTCTATGCTCGTAGTAGGTTAAACGGATATCAACGAATGCTCGTAAGATTTCGAGTTCATTTTTAAATTCACGTACCTTGTTAAACTCATCCATACAAGTAAAGTTTTCAGTGACCCGCTTAATCAAATGAAACTTCTTCATGATTTGCTCAGTAGTCCTAGTCTTCGTGAAATCCCTTTTAGTCTTAATCTTAAAACGAAAATCATTAGTGCCAGGATCTGAATAATCAGTAAACGAAACAATCTCACCAGAATCCTCCAGCTTGATTAAATTAGCTGTAAATCTATCTAATGAAACCTTCGGTGGTATCTCAGTGATTTCAAAAGAAGTGAGATTTTTTTGTTCTAAAACACCTCTTAATTCCCAAGTTGAATTTTCAATATGTTCAACTTTACCTTTGAAACCTTTGAACCAAGGTTTGATTTGTCTAAGAGGTTTATTATTGATGTATCGGTCAATCTCTTTCTTGATGTCTTTAGAATTTCTGGGTAAGATTTTTTGTGACCAACCAGATCCAATACCATCAGAACCATTAACCAAAATCATCGGTAAAATCGGTATGAAATATCTAGGCTCTATAATGTCACCTTCAAATGTTTGTTGAACTAATAAAGGCGTATCTTCTTTATGATAAACTTTATCAAAACATTCTGATTTCCGAGTGAATATATATCTAGCTGCCGCCGCTTGTGGAAAACATCTATTACCAAATGAAGACTCAGGATATAATACATTCATATTATTGGTTCCAGTGAAATCTTGAACCATATGAACTATAACATCTTGTAAGTTAACTTCACCATGAAGATATTGTGTGAATTCAGAAGTTTTTGAAGCTAATTGTGAGACTTTAATTGGTTTCTGTATATTATTTTGTTGAACAGTATGTATGATTTTTCGTTGTGATGGTTTCAAACCATCAACATATGAAGCGACCATTCTGTATAGATTATACACAGCGAAAACTGGAAATTCATCTTTGAAAAAATCTTGGACTTTAACTTCTTGTTTCATTTTTAAATCCTTTGAAAAGCATATTTCATTATAACAACTTTGTTATGAATAGTCGAGTTTAATCGAAAAATGATTCCAAGCTTGAGGTGTTTATTTGTGGTGCTTTGGCATCCTTATCAACAAACACTATTATATCTTCGTCATTATCTAGACCCTCGTGTCTTGTTATATTTTTTAATGTCTCTAATCCAAATATATCAAACCCATTTTCTAATGATATATCTCGCATATCATCCAAGAGCTTATAATCTTTCATATTTTTCATATTCAATAAGAAAAATCCATCTTGTACCAAATATTTTCTGATATTCTTAACAGTGCCTAACCAATAAGTATTCAACCATTCATCATATGATACACCCTCGGTAAATGATTGTTCACCAATCCGATAATCTTCCTGATTATAATATGGCGGCGATGAAAATGCGATTCCCATTTTATTTTCGAATTCTGGAACAAATACCTCAGAGCCTTGGGTTTTGATTATTGCTTTCGTCTTTGAATTATTGACTTTTGTATACATATTATACAATTCATTTAGTCGTTCTGTCAATAAATAATTTGGATCTGTACCAAAATAATTCACTTTCTGTACTAACGAACCTAATAACCTTGAACCCCATCCACATGAATAATCATAATAATTACCATTTGTGTTATACTTCTCTAATATAGACTTGACCGATTCAATAAAATAATTAGGAGGTTTGACACCAAATACAGAACCCGCTAACCTGAAAATAGCATGACAATTAACAATAAGATTTTTATCAGAAAATACATTCTGTTTAGCAACAATTTTACCAACCATTCTATCCATCATGATTTTGTTTTTTAATGTACCATCAATAGTGATTTGGGTGTTTAATGTTTTTACTAAACTCATGATGTCATAAAAGAAATATTTCTCTATTTTAGGAATTGTATTCCTCCCATGATAAATTTCTCTAAGCTGATATTCAACAGAATCAACACTTGGTTTCTGTAGTATATGAAAAACTATATCTTTAATTTCTTGAGCAGTTAAATCAACATAATAACGATATAGTTTTCCATCAACTATTTTATCAAGTTCTAATCTCTTTTCGAAATCTTTAGTTAACATTTATACTCCATCAAAACTAAATGTTTTGTCTCTCAACAACGGCTTCCGTAAATCAGCATCTGAACCTATCCAATTCACTAAGGATTGTGTAGATTCATCATCCCATGTGAATGTTAAAATGAAATTATCAATACCATCTTTCTTAATGATATCTTTCAAATCTTTCGGGTCCCATGTACCTAAACCTTTATAATATAAAACATCACCTTTCACCGAAGACTTACTATAAGATTCTAAATCAAAGAAATAATCTATAATCTTGCCCTTTTTCTTGATAGCTATCAATGGTGTTCTAAGGAAATGAATTTTCTTAGCCTTGATTAACGAAATACCAAATCTACCGAAATATGCTAATAACAATGCTTTAATGTGTGAACCATCAGCATCTTGGTCAGTAGCAAATAAAATATTCTCATATCTAAGTTGGTTTTGAACATCTTTATCTAAACGCATACCAGTGATCTTCACGATATTCTGGAATTCTAAATTCTTCGTTATCAATGATGGTTTAGCTTCATAAGCGTTTAATGGCTTTCCCTTTAATGGAAAATAACTATATTCTTCACGACCCAATACAGCGGATATAGAACCCTTTGCTGAATCACCTTCTGTTAGAACCAGAAACTTCCGATGCTTTGTTGCTGGTAAATATTTTTCAACACGTACTCTAGCCGTAGATTGTTTCGAAATCTGTTTTAATTTGAGATTTTCTTCAACCTGTTTTTTCAAACGATATGATTCAACTATAGGATCAATAATCTCTTCATTTTTGATAATCTGTTTGAAAAATTTATCTGAGAATATAGAAACCATCCTATCAACAAATGAATTGTTAGGTGTTATCAATCGCTCTTTTGTTTGACCATCAAAATCAGGAGCTGGTATCCGTACAGATAACAAAATGAATAATTTATTTCTAATGTCAGCAGGTTTCACTTCCAGCTTATATTTCTTCTTGATATATTCTCTTAATTTCTGGACTATAGTATTTGTGACATAATCAACATGAGTACCAGCACGAGCAGTATCTAATCCATTAACAAAAGATAAATGTTGAAATCCATCATCAGAACAGAAGATACCCAAACGAACTTTTTCATTCTCAGTAAATTCATTAACTTCGTGAATTGAATTCATAAACTGTCTAAGATTGTTACCAGAAACACGCTTTGAATTAAATTTGAAAGTAATCTCAGGAAAACAGAAAGCAGAATTTCGCAAAACTCGATAAATCAAATCAGGGAGAACTTCAATAAAATCATCTGATGCTTCAAAATATGAATAATTAGGTTTGAATGTTACCTCAGTGAAATTCTTAGTGGATTTCTTAATCTTCGCAGGACATCGTTTAACTGGACCTAATTCGAATCGTTGTTTATATTCTTTAGCACCATTAGCAGTTTTGACTTCAAGATATTCTGAGAAGATATTAGTTAATGAGACACCAACACCATTCATACCCTTTTTCTCTTTTTCAGCACGTTTTATATCATCGAAATTTGAACCAGTCCTAAGTTCAGTAAAGATATTCTCAACAACATTTTTCTTGGTCGCTTTATCCATTACAATAGGCAATCCACGTCCATTATCTTTAACTGTAATCACGCCTTTATCAATACTTACTGAAATTTGATTTGCGAATTTGAAATCAGTCTCAATAGCTTCATCAATAGAATTATCAATAACTTCTTCAATGATTTTGATTAGTCCAGGAATAAATGGAACTGATTGTTTAATCATTTGATCGCCAGAATACATATATTTTTCGACAATTTCTTCTTTAATCGAACCAATATAAATTCCTGGACGTTTTAATACATACTCTAATTCACCTAGAGTTTGTATATCATTCTTTCTCAGAGCCGACATATTTAACCTTTCCACGACAAGCATTTTTGTTTTGTTCTTTTTTGGTATCTTTGAATTTAATCGGAGCTTTAGTTTGAAGACGCAAACCAGATTTCTGTTGCGGAGTGAGTTTTATTTTTGACTTCATATATAATCCTTTTAATTAATTTATATAGGAATTATAACATGAATGATTTTAGATGTCAAGTGATTCGTGAATTTTCTTTACTAATTCAACATTTAATTTATGTCCAGATAAATGTGCTCTAATTTCTCCCACTAACGAATATTTTAATAAACTCATATCCCCTATAATATCCAATATCTTGTGGCGTACCATTTCATCTGGGAATCTTAACTCATTGAGTGACGAATCTTTAGTCATTACTACAGCATTATCTAATGAACCACCTTTAATCAAACCTTGTGCTCTCATCTCTTCTAAATCCTTTTCAAAACAGAAAGTTCGACAAGCAACAATATTTGATAAATAAGTATCTAATGTTATTGGTGTTTTAAACGAAATATCATCAAGCATCGGATGATTGTATTTCATATGATATTGAATTGATAACTTCTCAGCAGGTAAAATTTCAATATAAGCATCTGTATCCGAATCTTCTACCCGTATTTTTTCTTTAACTCTTAATACCGAAGTTAGAAAAGGCAAATCCTCTAAACCAACTTTCAGAAACATCTCATAAAATTTGAGTGCTGAACCATCCATGATTGGTATCTCTGTACCATCAACTAATATATCTAATGATGTTATTCCTAACATATACACAATTGACATAAAGTGTTCGACTGTTAATATGGTTTCTTTAGAATTAGATAAGGAAGTTGCTAGATTTGTGGATACCACATTATCAATATTAAATTCAATCCTTGAACCACAAACCCAGAAATTGATTTCATTAGACATAGATGGTCGTACTTCAACTTTAACATTCTGTCCAGTATGAAGACCAATTCCTTCGAAATGAAATTTACGGGATATCGTTTTTGGTAACATCATTTTGCCTTTTTAATGAATTTGTATATTCTGTATCTTCCTTAAAGAAGTAACATAATTGACAAATTTTAGCGTACTTTTCAGAGATGAATTTTTTACCACACCGAATACATTTACAAGTCATCATTTTATTTGTCCTCTAAGATATCAAATTCATCAAATAATTCAATCCACTTTTTACTCATCTTGCCAGACTTGGGATATGTTAAGCCCTTTTTCCTCTTTGGATACTTAATCTTATATAACTTCAATAGCTTATTGAAATCACGTTTGCCAACTTTTGGTATCTTTGGTGCTTCAGTTGGATGAATATACGGTAATGGCTCTTGTTCTAAATAATCAGCTAAATTACGGAGAAATTGAACATAATCTTTCAAATACACTCCATAACGCTTATATTTATTGACCATCCCACCTTCAACCGAGTTACAACGTAAACACAATACACCACGTATTAGACCAGCACCATTAACACCAGCTCTCTCTTTCAATGTTTTGTGTTGGTGATCAACAACCGCTTCATCCAAGCGAATTTGTGTTTTACAAATGGGACAAATACCCTTTTGCTCTTTATATAATCGCTCTCGAAGTTCTTTTAGGTCTTTCTGTTTTAATTGTTTCATTATTTCCTCCTTACCTATATTTATATAAATACTTACAGGAGGAAATAATGAAAAGAAACTAATATAATTCTAGATAAACACCATATTATTTCTAGATCAAATGGCGGCACAAATCATATATCAAATATAGCTAAGATTTGTGGCAATTTCCACCGGCGTGTTCATATGGGAATGTATATCTTAGAAGGGCGTTTCCTAACCACCGATGGATATGAATTAATCTACCATACACAAGACCAACAAGATATAATCGAAAGAGTTAATCCAGAAGTTTATACATTCTCCTAATTGTTACTACTTTAGTTATATTTTTAAATCCTTAGAGAAGATTCATGTTTCTGGATTAGTAATTCGGGATAAGTAACAGAAATCATTTTATCAATTTTCCAATTACTAACAGCTCTATCAGAGTTAGTACCAGTC